CCTAACAAAAATGATAAAATATAAACCGTCTCAAGCCATTAAAGCTTGTATAGCCAATGATGCAAACGAATAGAAGTTGCACGACTAAACAAGCGACGGTAGGTTTGACTGCCAAAAGGTGAGGCTAAAGCACTCACTAAAGCCTTGTAAATTTGAGGTTTGAGATGGTAATAATTTAACAAGGGTCTCAAACTTGCAATAATGTTCTAGCTTCCAATTGTCTCGTTTGAGATGGTAATAATTTAACAAGGGTCTCAAACCTGATGACGAATATTCTGTATCTCATAAGGGTTTGAGATGGTAATAATTTAACAAGGGTCTCAAACTCAGTCAGGTGCTCAACGAAGAAGGCCTAGTTTGAGACGGTAGCAAAATTACAAAGGTCTCAAACTGGCTTACCGGATTTGATGTTCCATCCCTTGTTTGGGATAGATAACAAGGTTCTCAAACATCATCGATTAGATGAGAATAATGTAAAAGTTTGAGACGGTTTTAATTTAACGAGAAATAAGGTGAAAATGGAAGGAAATTTAATTTTCTTCCATTTTTTTATTGCTTAGAAAGGTGTTGATGACAGTGAGCGGAAGAATATTAATCACTACTGATGTCGAAAACATTACAAGTGAAAATGTCATATCGGTTATTCAAAAAGCCTTGTCAAAGCACCAAACTAACGCGGCTGAAATTCAAGAGTTATTGGACTTTGAGGAAGGCGAACAGCCACAACCAAGAGAAAAAAAATACAGGCCTGAAATTGATATCAATGTTGTTGACAATATTGCAAATGAAATTGTTGAATTCAAACTTGGATATAACTTTGGATATCCAATTACGTTCAAGATGAGGAATTCGACAGATGGGATGATTGATGCTATTCAGGAATGGAATGATCAATATTTTTTGTCTGATGCAGATTCTAATAACATAGAGCTTGCAAGATATTTAGAAATCGGTGGAATTTGCTGCACATATATTGATATAAATACTGAATGGGAAGAGGGCGAACCGTATTATATTAGGACAGTGCTTAATCCCAGAACTTCATTTGTAATTTATTCTTCTTACTATTACGACAAAAGACCGATGCTAGGTGTTACTTATCGTAAAGATTCAGATGGTATTATTCACTATACCGCTTTTTCCAAAACAGATAGATATGAAATTAAAAACTGGAAAATAATAAATGACGATACGGGAGAGATTAATGAGTATTGGTCTCACGAAGAAAGAAGTGGGGAAAAGAATCCTTTAAACATTATTCCGATTGTAGAGTATTTTAGAAGCTATGACCGTATGGGGTGTTTTGAGAGACAGATTCCGGAGCTTGAAAACATAAATTTACTTTTGAGTGATTTTTCAAATGACGTTGACCAGAATACTCAGGTGGTATGGTGGGCGAATGATTGTGAGTTTGATACTGAAGAAATTACAGATGAGGAAGGAAATGTCACGGAGATTGTAAAGCATCCTCGGTCTAATGACTGGCTTCAAACTTTTACTACGAGAGATGGTAAGATTCCAAAGGTCCAACCTTTGACAGTAACATATGATTATGCGGGGATTTTAAATAGTATTATAACTCAAAGAGCGTTAGTTCTTCAGAAGTGTAATGTTCCTCAAAGGAATGATAATTCTGGTGGTAGCACTGGCGTTGCAATGAGTGATGCTACTGGATGGAGTGCGGCTGAAACTGCGGCTGCAAAAGAAGAAATGGTTATTGCTAAATCTATTAGGCGAGAGATAAAGGTTATTTGCGCTGCAATTAGAGAGAGCAGATGCCCTGAAGATAGTCCTCTTAGAAAGATTAATTCTGCTTTGCTTGAACCTAGTATTAAACGTCAAAAGAGCTATGAATTGTCTGTTAAGACTTCTGCGATTGCGACTCTTCTTCAGCAAGGTTTTGTGCTTGAGGATGTTTTGGACGCTGTTACATTGTTTTCTGATCCGGCGCAGGTTATCGAACGTAGTGGTGAGAGTGTCAAAGATAAACAAAATGCTAAGGATTCAAGCGAAGAAATAAAAGAGGATGAGGATGTTAAGTTTGGTGCTGAGGATCCTGCTAATCAGATTTCTAATAGCCCTTTGGTTGATGGTATGAGTAAGGAAAAGGTTGAGACTGTTTCGGTAGAGAAAAAACATGTGGTTCAATAGGGCAGAATGGCATTATAGGGAGTTATTATGGAAAATAAATCAATTGACGAACTTAATGCTATGTCGGGTCAAAAATCAAAGGTCAAGTTTGAAAATAAGAACAAGAGTAGTGATGGTTTTGATTACGTAGATTTTATTAATCATTATTTTGATGTCATGAAAGTTCCTAAGAGGCAAAAGGAAAAACGGATTGATGCTTCTAAGGAACTTTTTGATGTTATTTTATTTTTTCTTGTCTGGTGTGATAAGGTTTCGAAGCCTTTAGACAATAAGACTTTGAGAATGTTTGAAAATAGGTATAGGGAAGTTGTTTTTCAATATGGAGAGTCTGACGAGTATTTTGATAAATATATCCCTTTTATTGTAAATGAGATTGTTGATACTACTTTCAAACATAAAAGGGATGAGTATTACACGTCTGTCAAGAGGGCAGCTTCAATTGCTGTTAATGAAGCTAATAGTGTGATAAATCATGCGGAACTTATAGATGCAATTGAACTTGGGTACAAGTATAAGATTTGGAATACTGAACAGGATAATAGTGTTAGGGAAACTCACAAAGACCTTCAGGGAGTTTCAATTCCTATTAAGGATCATTTTATTGTGGGTTTATATGAGATGGACATGCCTCATGATACGACATATGGGGCAGGGGCTGAGGAAATTAGTAATTGCAGGTGTTGGTTGACGTATAAGTAGTGCGAATGTGAGGTGTTTAATATGGCTATAAATAGCATTAATAGTACGACGCAGAACGGTGTTGGCCACTTATGCGTTGATTTTGCAACTGATATGGCTGATTTACCGGAGTATGCAAGAAGTAACAATCTTAGAGAGGGTACAGACTGCATATGCATTGAAGATGGCAGGGTTTATATGATGCAGTCAACTTTTGAATTTAAAGAAATCTGATGAGGATGCGTTGGAAAGGAGGGCAAAATGGATATAATCGCATGGGCTAAAAGCAAAAGATATACAGATGAATCCATTTTAGGTATCACCGGTGTTCTTGCCGGAAAAAACTGCACAATTGCATCCGCTACTAAAGAAGATGGTTTGACCACAATTGTATTTAAATGGACTGCTGATACTGGTGAGGAGAGGACTACTTCTATTGAAGTCGAAGATGGTACTCCTATTTATGTTTGGGAAAGTGGTAATCATTACGAATATGGTGACTTGGCTATTTATGAGTCTTGTTTTTATCGTTGTATTACTGCTAACTCGGATGTGACTTTCGATGATACGAAATGGAATGAAATTGGTTCGCCGGATGGAAACTTTGATATTGTTGCTAATAGGACTTTGCTTCCGACTAGATATACGGCGGCTGATAGAAAGATGTATTACTCAATTGCTGATGGTTATTTTTGGCTTTGGGATGGTACAGAATGGGTGATTCAACCACCTAAAAGCATAACAATAGAACAAATAGATGCATTGTTTGATTAGTTATAAGGAGAAAAAATCATGGAAAAACAATTTCTTGATTACGAGGGTTTACAAGAATTAGTTGCAAAGATTAAAGAAAAATATGCAACAATTAAGGCTTTTATTTTCAAAGGAACTGTTGCTAATATTGCAGCTCTTCCGCCTATTGCTGACCAGAAGCCTGGTTATGTTTACAATGTGACTAAGGGTGGTACAACAACAGCAGATTTCGATATTGGTGCTGGTCATCCTCTTCGTGATGGTGATAACGTTGTTGCTATCAATAATGGTACGGATGCTGTTCCTATTATGAAGTGGGATATTTTGGGTGCAACATTTGTTATTGAGGACAGATTGCAGTTTGGTGATACGTTCCCATCTGAGCCTGAAAATGATCAGACTTTCTTGTATATGGGTGATACAACTTATACCTATACGAATGTAAGTGCTACACTTACTCCAAGTGATAATCCATCTACTGCTTCTTTTTTCGAGTATGATGAGGTTAATAACGAGTACAACCCTAGTGCTGATTTATATGTAGATGAGTCTAAGACTTATTACACGATAGCTTCTGATACTCCAACATCAGATCCACAAGCTGAGGGCTTCTACGAACTTGATGGAACTAAGTATGTTGCATCAACTGATACTACTGTTGATTCTGGAAAGACTTATTACAAGGCTTCGATTGCTACTGTTGTTCGTGGTGATAATCCTAAGACAATGGGTTTGTACGAGACAGATGGTACAGACTACTCTTTGACAAATGATGAGTATGTTGTTAGTGGAAAGAATTATTTTACTCGTGCTGAACAGTATGTAACTGGTGTTATTTATAAGTACAATACTGCTTCTACAAGTTGGGTTCCTCAGACTGCGGGAGATACTTATATTCCTATTACAAAGTCTCAGATCGACAGTTTGTTTGATTAAATTGTTGTGCGTACTCATGGGTACGCACTTTTTTGTATGATAATGAGGTGCGTACTTATGAGTAATAAAGAATTTTTAGATTACGAGGGTTTGGGTTATTTAGCTGAACATGTTAATTTACAAGATGGCAAAAAGATTGTAAAGAAGTTACGAACTGGCGAAACTACATTAACGATTACGGATTCAGTGATTACAACTGATTCTATTATTGACATTTATTCTGATTTATATGGTGCTTATGCTACTTCGGTAACACAGAGCAATGGTTCACTTAGTATTACTTTTCCAGCTCAAGATAGGGATTTAAATATAATTGTAATTGTAAGAGATGGTAGGGGAGGTGGCATTAACCCTACCGGAAATGCTGTTGAGGGTGATGTTTTACTTAACAAGACTTTCTCAAATGATGATGGTGTTGATAAGGTTGGAACAATGCCTAACAATGGTGCGGTATCTCCATCTGCATTATCTCCAAATGGTAGTTATACAATACCTGAAGGATATCACAATGGAAATGGAGTTGTGACTGCAAGTCCGAATACGGGTACATATTCTCCAACGACACGCAATGCGGCTCTTGACATGGGTATTGATAATCTTAACAGATATGTTGATACAACGGGAGTTCCTAATTCAAATACAGAAACTTACATTGCTTCGTCTCGTGGTGCGTCACTTGATATGGGTGCAACAAATTCGTATAGATATGTAAATACAAATGGAGTACCCAATAGTAACAGTAGTACATACACTTACCCAGCAAATGATACGGGCGGAACAAAAGACCTCGGTGAGACTAACACCTACCGCTATGTAAACGCTTCTAACGTTTATAATAAAGGGATTACAGATAGTGGCGTTTTGTACGAATTAAAGATAACACACGCAGTAAATAGTAACAAGATATATTTAACAATCATAGAACTTGTTAGTAATACAACTAAAGTAAATAATAAAGAATTTACTACCGGAACGGTAGGTGGAAATCCTTTATTTACACAATCGGTAGATGGAATTACTTTTAACGCAAAGATTGGGGATGGAACAAGTAATGTTTATGCTGGAACATATAATGTAACAGCTTCAAAAGGAACTTCAACTAAAACGAAAAGCATACCACAACACGGAGCTGGAAACTGGTCAAATAGTTATACGTTGATATTTGATTTTATGTTAAAAGGCTCAACGATTTATTAAATAAAATGATTTTTATAATGCCGACAATGTTGTAGGGAGGGAGCCATGTCAATAATTAATTATTTAGATTATGACGGTATTGAAGAGGTCGCTGATATTATAAATAGGCGAGATGGGAAAAGAATAAAACGAACATTACTAGCAGGACAAACTGAATTGGTGATTACTGATCCATGGATAGATGATTCTGCTGTTATTGATATATATCCGGAATTTTACGGAATTGATCCAATTAGTGTTATCCAAAATGGGTCAACACTGACGTTAACTTTTATGCAACAATTATTTGATTTAGATGTTACTGTCGTTATTCGTGATTTAACCCGTCGTGAGGGGGGTGAGGGTGATATGTATAAGGCTGATTATGATCCAAATGAGGATGTTTTAGATGCTGGCGGTATTCCAGAATATGTACAAGATGTGATGGACACACACGAGGCTTCTTATGATTCGGATTCTGCTGTTAAAAACGCTGGCGGTATAGCTGACTATGTGCATGATTATTTAATTACAGAGGAGCAGTGGACGCAGATTAATTCGATTCTAAGTTGAGGTACAATCAATGAAAACGATAATAAATTTTGCGAACAAAGTAAGAAGCTTGGTGGATGGCAGAATGTCGAATATCGCTAATGTCGAAGAGAGTCCGTCTACTCATGCTTATACAGTAGGTAAGCAGCTTATTTTCAATGGGTTACTTTGCAAGGCTACAAGTGCGATTGCGGTAGGTGATACTTTGGCAGTTGGCACTAATATAGCACTGTCTGACAATGTTGTAGAACAAATCTATTCGCTAAATCAAGGTTTGACGAATAGTATAAAGATTTCCGATGTTGCGAATGATTTAACAGTTACTACCGCTGGAAAAGTACTTGATGCAAGACAAGGGAAGATTTTAAACGAAAAAATTCAACATGTTAGAATTGATTTTAAGCAGAATATAATCGACCAATTAGGCAACACAACATATTACGAAAGTGCTGACGGACTTATTAAAAAATCTGTATATATTTTTTTACCAACAGAATATACACCTTCAAATGTTGAATGTATATGTACTCTAGCACAAACATCATCATGTTTCGGAATAACAACAGCGGCTATTTCTAGTGCAACAAGAATATATGTATATTATAACGCACTAATTCAAAACATCACTGCAAAAGCTTTAGCTACAAGCACAAACCCAGTGTATGAGTGTTACGTTGACTTCTTTATATTGATGAAATAATCATAAATTAGCTGATAGAAAAATTCGTGAATCATTAGTTCCAGCTTTTGTAGCAAGCTTATACGATGAGTTAAGTGTAAATGCATTGGTTGAATTTATACCTAAATTTATATTAGATACATCTACAATATCACCAAAGCCCACTATACCTATATCAGGATTTAAAAGTGTTGGTGAACCCGAACCAACTTGAGTCACAATCCAATCACCGGTTATTTGTTCAATTGTTGGGGTTTTTATCATAGGAACTGGCAAATACATAGGAAACCAAATATCTGAAGTACTATATGGCATACCTATAGTCACTTGTAGTCCGTTTCCGTTCGTTCCCTTTTTTCCAATAATTTGAAAATACCTCTGACACTTAGCTAACTCTTGTTGGTAATTCGGCGCACTATCCATAGAAAGCGTGGATATTGTACCGAGTTCGAGTTTGACAGAATGAATTGTAAGTGATTTGTTTGCTTTTATGTCAAAACAAGCTGCTTCATACCATCCAACGGTACCAGAAAAACTTGTTGGCATTGTAAATGTTACAGATGTAATATTCCTACCACTTGGAATATCTATACCACATAAACTTTCCCAGTCTCCGACTTTTTTAGAAACTCCAGCATATAAACGTCCACAATTACTTGCTGGCGCAGTTACATCTGCGCTCAAAGTTAATGTTTTTCCTTTTAATCTATCTAAGTCCTCTAAAGGAAGGTTTTCAATAAAATAAATAGAACGAGATTGAGGGTTTGTAATTGTAACACTCTTATCACTATTGCTTACAACTGTACAACTTTCTAGGCTTGAAAGCATATTCCATCTATCTAAAGAGTAACCACCGTTAAATGAATATGTTGACTGTCCTCTTTGATTAACAGTAAACCAAGGGTTATCCAAAAGATTAGGATTGCTAATAGCCTGAACATAAGGTGTCATTTCTCTATTTGTCATAGAGTATGGTACATATGTATCATCTTGGATAGAGGCTGGGCGGAGCATAGGCTTAAATACAAGATTATTCACAACACTTTGTGCTGTTATCCAAATTGCAACGCGCCAAAGCCCAGTATTTGTACTTAAAGGTATTGTTATTCCATTTCCTTCATCAGCAAATGACTCGTCTACATAATTTGTATATTGTAGTGAATACGTACTTCTTGAACCACCATCAGGACATCCGGACAAAATCATTCCCCTTGCGTCAATATCTAATGCAATTGTAAAGCCAGTATTAGCTGATGCGGTTCCATTTGCCGTGATACTACCATCATCATTTACAGTAAACGTCACACCATTCACCGTCTGATTTGTGGCATTATTTGGAAGTAGATTCTTCGCACCAAGCACATTATTCATATCAGCTAAACTATTCGTCAAACCTTGATTTTTAGCATAATTGCAAACAAACGTAAATAAAATGATAAAGTAAACTATTCGCATAACTTACATTTTGCGAAGAGTTTTATTTGTAACTATATTAAATACCGAACACTATTTTAGTGAGGTGATTTTTATGGCTTTTTACAAACTTGGCACTAGAGAAGGTGGTGTTAATCCTACTGGTAATGCAGTAGAAGCTAACGTCTTAAAAGATAAAACATTCTCCAATGCTAGTGGTATAAATAAAATAGGCACTATGCCAGACAATTCTACAACTACGTCTAATGGTACTGTTCCTGGCATAAATTCATCATATCCTAATATTCCTATTCGCCCTGGCTCTAATTTGCAAATGGGTGTCAATACTGATGGTGTTAAGCAACTTGCTATAGAACCACCACAAGGTTATTATCCCGGAGGTGGATCAAGTTACATTGGTGTTGATGCAGATGATTTAGGTGATGCTGTTGCAAGTGATGTTGCTTCCGGAAAAACGTTCACATCTGAAAATGGTATTGCAGTAGTTGGTACAAGGGAAAATTCTGGAACTTACACTGCAACGTCCCGCAATGCTGCGCTCGACATGGGTAATCCTAACACATACAGATATGTCAATACAAATGGAGTGCCCAATAGTAATAGTGGAACATATACTTTTGCATCAGGTGATACCGGCGGCACGAAAGATTTGGGTGAAACCAACACATACCGCTACGTAAACGCTACTAACGTCTACAATAAGGGTAAAAGTGACGGGGTTTTAAGTTCAAACTTTAAGTATGCATTGCTAACGCAAAATAATTCCGGAATTGTCAGTTATATAAATTTAGAAACCGGAGCTTACATCAAACAAAGTATTGCATATACTACTTCTGTTACAATAGATGGGCATGTATTATCACTTTCATATAGTAATGGTTACAATTTAAGTATTTCATCTGGAAGTATTTCAGGATATAGATTTACAGGACCAAACATAAGTTTTGCAGTTTTAAATAACTTTAAAAGTGGAAATATAGGGGCTGTAGCACAAGTTATTTTTAATTTTGACTAATAAAAAACAAGTATTAATTAATTATGATATACGAATATCTTTTATTTGTGTTCATTCCACAACGAAATAAAGCCATATCTTTCACCTCATCATTTTTCTATGAATAAGTTATACCCAGAAGTTGTATAGGCAGTGTTAGCAGACAAATCGGTTATATAACCACCACCACTTACAGTACTAGTTGGGTTGCTTGAACTTTGTTGATTATATGTTTGTTTATTAGATTTATATACTTTACATGCAAATGGCAATGTAACAGTGATAGTATTCGTACTAACAATTCGTGATACTACGATATTATCGTAAAGTGTAACAGAATACCCATAATGAGCATTAGGAGAAATACTGTTTATCATTACATAATTTCCAGAATGATATATTGCTTCGAAATTAATCCAACCACCACTAGCTGTTGAAATAATATTAATTAAAAGCCATCTTCCATTTAAAACCCCGTCACTTTTACCCTTATTGTAGACGTTAGTAGCGTTTACATAGCGGTATGTGTTCGGGAAACGAAAGGAGTAAAAGTTGAGAAAAGTTAAGTTAAATAATAAATTATATGAATTAGTAAACGAGCCTAACCGAAGTACATCTAATTTGCAATTTAATGTTGTCAAAGGTGAAAACACTTTTGAATCGATTATTGATAATGCTGATGGTAATGACATTATTGATGTATATGAGGATGATGAGAAGGTTGGAACTTATAAAGGATATTCCGAACTCTTTGTAGCAAGTTATGTCAAGGGGAATGATTCAATTTCGATTGAACTAATCAATAATGACATTATTCAACAGATTGAAGATATCAATACAAGCATTGATGAATTGGATGAAGATATTGAAGGAGTTAAGCAAGATGTTTCTAATATCACTCCAATAACATTAACTAAGACTGCTTACATTGATGATACAGAGATTGTATTTGAAGATGTGCCAGAGGGAACACTTTCTGTTTACACAATTGATTCTGAAGGAAAACCAATTGATTTTGAGATGAATCGTGAGAATAATGTGGTTACACTTTCATTTGAACCACTTGAACATGTAACAAATATTACATTGACTATTAGATGAGGAGGTTGCTATGAGTTTCTATATTGATACTATTGAGCAGATTGTTGGTACTGAGGGTGGATATTCCGAGTATGGTGGAAGAGAAAAAGTGGGCGATGAGCAGCTTGCGTATTCTAAATTCTATAAGAAGCTATCTGATGTAGCTGCTGATATTGGAAAGAATCATACTTATATGGATATTAAAATTACTAATTCTCTTGGTGGAATTATAAAGAAAGATTCTATTGGTGAGTATATTCATGAATGAAAAAAACGATTGAAAGTGTTTTGTATTTAGTGTATACTAATAGTTAGTTCCAACAAAATCTCACAAATTTTGTTTTAGACATTAAAGCTTCGAACGAATGTTCGGGGCTTTTTTGCATGGAGAAAATTATGCCAGTAAGAAAAGTAAAAGGTGGGTATAAATGGGGCAAAAGTGGCAAAGTGTATAAAACCAAGAAAGAGGCACTTACACAAGGAAGAGCAATAGAAATTAGTAAGAAGAAAAAGAAAAAATGAAGGCATCCCTTATGGGGTGTCTTTTTTAATTGTCATGGAAAAGACGTTAAAACCCTGAGAGAACAGTAAACACGATACGAAGTCAGAGAAGACTTCACAAAAAACACGATTGAGAAAGGAAAAAGAATATGAAGAACAATGAAATCCGATACTTGAAAACTATGTTACCTATGAATATTCAGTTTTTTGCAGAACCAGATGGAGGCGATACAGGAAATGGTGCTGAGGCATCACCTGATGGCGCAGAAGAGACTGTAATTGATGAGGGTGAACAAACTCCTACAAAAACTTATGAGGATGCTCTAGCGGAGATTGCGGCGGCTCAGGCAGAAGCTAAAAAGCTGAAAGCTGAAAGAGATGCGGCTCTTAAAAAGAGTGGTGACATTGCCAAACAGCTTAGAGCAAAGATGAGCGAGGCTGAATTACAGGCTGAGCAGAAAGCTCAAGAGGATGAGGAGAGACAAGCACACTTAAAGGAACTTGAAGCGTATAAAGCGGAGAATGAGGCTTTAAAGAGATACAGACTTCAAGGGATGGATGAGGATCTTGCCGGAAAAGCTGCTAAAGCTGAAATTGAGGGTGATATGGATGCTCTTGCTGATGTTCAGAGACAGTATACCCAAGCTTTGCTGAAGGAAAAAGAGGCTGAGTGGAAGAAATCTCGTCCGAGGGTAAACATGGGTGATGGTGAGGATTCAACTTCTATGACTAAGGATGAGATTATGGCAATTAAAGATCCTAAAGAGAGACAGATTGCAATTGCTAAGAATCTCAAACAGTTTGGATATTAATTCGGTTAATCGCAGGTGAGCGATAGAAAGGATGAGTCATGGCTGCTGAGAAAGGTTTAATTAAAAATGCCGATCTTGCGAAAGCGAGAGAGGTGGATTTCGTCTATCGTTTTCAGGATGGAATCAAAAAGCTTATTGAGGTTTTGGGAATTACAAAGAAGATTCCAAAAGTTGCAGGTACTAATTTAAAGGCTTATAAGGCAACAGGTACTTTGTTAGACGGTATCGTTGCTGAAGGCGACATTATTCCACTTTCCCACTATAAGACAGTTCCAGTAACTTTTGCTGAGATTACTCTTAAAAAGTGGAGAAAAGCTACTTCTGCTGAGGCTATTGTTGAAAAGGGTTACGATCAGGCTGTTCAGATGACAACTGATGAGATGCTTAAGGATGTTCAGAAGGGTATTAAGAAGGATTTCTTCTCTTTCCTTGGGACAGGTACAGGTCTTGCAGCAGGTACTACTTTCCAGGACACAATCGCTCAGATTTGGGGACAGCTTCAGCTTTTGTATGAAGATACAGAGATGGAAGCTGTTTATTTTATGAATCAGCTTGATGCTGCTTCTTATCTTGGTAGTGCTCCTATCACAATGCAGACTGCATTTGGTATGACATATATCGAAGATTTCCTTGGACTTGGAACTGTTATCTTTAATTCTTCTGTTCCAAAGGGTACTATTTACGGTACAGCTAAAGAGAACATTGTTCTTTACTATGTTCCTGTTAATGGTGCTGATCTTGACAATGCATTTGAATTTGTTGCTGATCCTCTTGGATATATTGGTATTCACGAACAGCCTAATTATGACAATGTAACAGCTAGTGATACTGTTATGTGTGGTATGGTTCTGTTTGCTGAGAGAATTGATGGTATTGTAAAAGGCTCTATTGGTGGTACTGTTACTGCAACTGTTACAACTGATGTTGATGCTATTACAATTCCGGTTGATGGTGTTGATACTGTTCATGCTAAGATTAATCCTCGTGGCACAGCTTATACTTGGGCTTCTTCTGATGCATCTGTTGCTACTGTTAAGAATGGTCTTAGCGATTCTGATGTTGTCATTACAGGTGTTGCAGCTGGTACAGCTAATGTTACATGCACTATCAATGGTAGTGTTGTTAAGACTATTGCTGTTACAATTTCTGCCGGCGCATAATTTTACGAGAGGGAAAGCGGATGAAATACAAGGTTGTAAGGTATTTCACCGATATGCAGGATAATAACTATGCCTACTCCGAGGGTGATTTTTACCCTCGTGAGGGGCTGGTGGTTTCTGAAGCACGTATTGGTGATTTACTTAGTGGAAATAATTTTCAAAAAATTGCTTTGATTAAGAAGGTTCTTGAATCTGAGGAAGATGTTGTTGAGGACAAGAATCCAGAGGTTACTCTTGAACTTGTAAAGAAAACTACAAACTACATTAGGCTTAAGGCTTTGGCTAGAAAGATAGGTGTTAATCCTGATGATTTTAAGGATGTTGTTTCTTTGAAGGAAGAGTTATATCGTGTTCTTGGTGAGTGAGGTTAGCTATGGCAATTGATGATATGCTTTCGGAGATTTTCTTTAATTTAAAAGCTGAATATGAAGCGGATGAGGCTCAGGCTCCGATGCTTAGTGATTCAATTCTTATGAATAAAGTCAAGGGAGCATATCGTGAGATTAGGTGTGCCAGAAGATATCCCGCTTCTTATGATGAGGAAAAGATTGCTAGTGATTTAATGAACTTCTACTCTAATATTGAGAATCTTGCTCGTTATGATTACAACAAAATCGGTGCTGAGGGCTTGTCTTCTTATAGGGGTGATGGTGTTTCTATGTCCTACGTTGATAGGAATAAGTTTTTCTATGGTGTTTATCCGATTTCAAGAAAATCATAGGGGGTGAATTATGAGGACTCCTAAGCACATTAAACAGGTTATGTATTATTCTTTGCTTATAGGGAAAGAACCTATCTATGAGGTGGATGACCAGGGGAGAATTGTTTATCAGATTATTGCGGGTGAACAGATTCCTATTGAGACGGGTGAGAAGAGAGATGTTTATTCTATTCCGGTTGTATTCTTTAATTCAATTTCAGGGCAGCTTACTGAGGATGAATTACAGGCTTTTGGTACTGAGGCTACGGCGAGCGCAAAGATTACGTATAAGAGGGAGGCTTACCCTTTTAGAGCTGGTACTTTGATTTGGAAACAGTCTAAGGTTAAATTTAATGCTGATGGCAGTGTGGATGAGACTTCGGCTGATTATAGAGTATCTGGGGTTATGAGGGAAGGACAATATTTCTGGAAGGCAATTTTGCAGGTGATAAGTCATGAAACTGGTGATGGGTCTTAATAGTAGGGATATCAAAAACTCTATTAGGGAACTTGAACTATATAGGGATTCATTAAAGAGCAAAAATACGATTTTTCTTGAAAAACTTCTTGATGAGGGTATTGAGGTTGCCAAAGAGAATGTTGGATATTATAGATACTTTATCAAGTTTTCCAAGAAGGTTGAGGATGGGGAAACTGCTGTTGGATTTCTTATTGGGGATAGTAAACCGGCTGTTGTAGTTTGGGATAAGAGAGGGAAAAAGGCTCAAGCTGTTGTAAATCCTTTACTTATGGCTGAATTTGGTAGTGGTCATTTGGCTGAGGTTTTATTTGATATTGCTGGTGTTGGTCAAGGTACTTTCCCTGGTCAAACTCATGCTTTCGATGATGTATGGCATTGGAAGGAGTGGAGGGATGACCATAAGGGGGAGTGGCATCATTCTAAAGGTTTTAGGCCTACTCATCCTATGTACCAGGCTGAAATGGATATGATTAAAGAGGTTGTTAATATTGCTAAAGAGGTTTATGGAGGTGAGAAATGATTTCTGAGGTGTGGTATTCCAAAATTGAATCTACGATTCTCACTACTCTTAAGTATAATTTGACTCAGAAGCTTCTTGCCCCATTTCCTAAACTTAACTGCACTACGTCTAGCCAGAATGAGTCTATTGAAAATATTAATGATTTTCCGACTTTGTACGTGCATATGTTGCCACCGCTTGAGGTTGGGAATGATTTATATAATGATTTTGTTAATGGTGTTAATTGCACTTTTGAATTACAGGTTTTTTCTGATAAATCGGAGACGGAGTGTAGGAATATCGTTGTTGAGGCTATTCAGGTTATGAAGAGGCTTCATTTCAATGTTTCGATGTTTCCTGATCCTCAGACTTCGGGGAAACGATATTTTGCACTGACTAGGGTTAATCGAATTATTGGCAGTGGGGATAAGGATATTGTGCCTTCGGAGTAAAGTTACGTTAATTTTGGTGGGATATCCCACCTTTTTTGTTGCTTATAAGTGACAGAAAGGAGTCAATATGGCTGTTCAAGAGGCGGGTCTTTCTACGCTTGGAATTAAGCTAGGCTATGGGGTTGAGACTGTTGCAGGCGAGAAACCAAGTTCTTTTTCTTGGCTAGAGAGATGTAATAATATTGGTGGTTTGGAGCTGTCAACAGAAACAATTGATGCTAGTGCGTTGGAAGATCTTGTATCAAGAAGTATTGCTGGTCGTCAGGATTCTGGTGGTACATGGAATGTAACATTTAACTATACTGCTGAGGTTTCTGCTCAGCTTAAAGCTATGGTTGCTGCATATAATACTGGTAAGGCATCTGGTCTTAAGACTTGGTTTGAGGTTTGGATTCCAAGTGCTTCTGATGCTTTCTTTATTGTTGCGCAGCCTCCTCAGAAGTTGCCTATGCCTGAATTTGGTCAGAATGCTCTTTTGACTATTCAGATTGGTTTGGCTATTGAGGAGTACAAGGGTGAACTTACAGCTATTGAGCCTGTGGGGTAATTAGCTCTGGTAACGGTGGCAATCAGAGCAGTAACCCTTCTCAGACCACTGGTTATTTAGATGCGTCTGAGTTAGGTTCGATGTCTGAATCTGAGATAATGAGTATAGCTTCTGCTAGAGGTTATACTATTACGGCGGTAAATAAGTCGGATATGATTGATGAGTTTATTGCTGAGCAGAAATTGAATTATATGTTTACACAGACTGAACTTAACCGTTTGACTATTAATGAGATAACTGATATTGCGAATGCAAGAGGTTATGTTATTACTCAGACTTTGAAAGCGGATATTATTCAGGAATTCCTAGACGAACAGAATAGTTAACAATGGAAGGGCGAGCTTCGGCTTGCCCCTTTCCCTTTTTTATAGAAAGGAGTTAACGATGACACTTTCAGAGTTTTTAACAGCACTTAATAATCCTAATATGCTTATTACAGTGCAGGACAGTGATAATAGCGAGCTTATTAAGTTGTATGCTGCTGGTCATGCTCAGCTTCTCACAACTTTGCTTGCTAGAGAGGTTGACAAGGTTACTATTGTTAATCCTCAGAATGCAACTGTTTTGCTCAAAGCAGCTTAAAAAATTAAATATCTTGTAGATTTTCTTGTAGATTCGTTGGGCTGCCTTCTTAGAGTTGGGTAGCCCTTTTTTTAAGGGAAAGGAATTTAGTTTATGAATAAGGTATTTTTAATTAACGGTAAAAAATATAATGCTGTTCCATTTAATTTCAATACTATTTGTGATCTTGAAGAGGCTGGTGTTTCTATTCAGGAGATGCAGAAAAAGCCTATGGCTATGCTTAGGGCTTATTTTGGTATTTGCGGTGGTTTGAGCAATGAGGATGCTGGTAGGGAAATTCAGAATCATGTTATTTCCGGTGGTAATTTTAATGAGTTATACAAGATTATGGGTGAGGAAATGAATGAATCTGATTTTTTTCAGGCTCTCAGCAAGAAAGCGGAAGAGGATGCTCCAAAGGGCAAAAAGACATTAGCTTAAATAAGTATGGCTCGCTGAGAGAGATGTATACTAAGGAACTTATCCCCCAGGCTATTGCTATGGGGGTTTCATATAATGATTTTTGGCATTTGACTATGCGTAGCTACAATGCAATATCTGAGGGTTACAAGCTTAAGAGGGAAATTGAGGATGAAAACAATTGGATCTTGGGCGGGTACATTTGTGATGCGGTAGGAATTGCTATTGGTAATGCGTTTAGGGGAAAAGGTCAAAAGGCTAGTGACTATTTCGAGATTATTGATAAGCCATTTTTACGTGAAAAGAAGCCTCTTACTGAGGATGAAATTCAGGCTCAGAGGCAACTTGTTCTTGAAAAACTTAGGACTATGAAGACTAATTTTGATTTAAGTCACGGAAAGTAATGGGAAAGGTGTTTTATGGCAAACGAGATTAAGGTTCAACAGAAACAGGGTATCAATACTTTTCTTCAATCGGATGCTGTTAAGCATAATATTATGTCTGTTGTTGGAGAGAAGGATAGTCAGAGGTTTATTAGTTCGGTTGTGAGTGCTGTTCAGAGTAATCCACAACTTGCAGATTGTTCTAATTCTAGTATTTTATCTGCGGCTTTGCTTGGTCATAGTTTAAAATTGCCACAATCTCCACAACTTCAGATGTTTTATCTTGTTCCTTTTAATAATACTAAGAAGGTTAAGGATGAGAATGGCAGGGAGAAGGAAATCAAGGTTAAAGAGGCTGTTTTTCAGTTGTCTTACCGTGGATATTTGCAGCTTGCTATGAGGTCGGGTCAATACAGAAAGATTAATGCTTGTGATATTCGTGAGGGTGAGCTTAAGAGTTTCAATCCTATTACTGAGGAATATGTTTTTGAGGCTATTACTGACTATGAAAAGAGAAAGTTGCTTCCGGTTGTGGGTTATTATGCTTATTTTGAAATGAATAATGGATATCGCAAGGAGTTGTATTGGTCTAAAGAGCAGATGGATGCTCATGCTAAGCGGTATTCTATGGCCTATAGGAAGGGTTGGAGTAGTTCTTTCTGGGCTAGTGATTTTGATGCCATGGCTCTTAAGACTATGTTAAGACAGCTTATTTCCAAATGGGGCATGATGTCTGTTGACATGGAGACTGCTTACCAGAATGATATGGCTATTGAGGATGAAAATGGTAATCCTGTTTATGTAGACAATGTTTCAGATGGTCCTGAAAAGGCTGTTGATGTATATGCTGATGTAGTTGCGGAGAGTGTTGCGGATGATAGTCACGAAGGATAATTATTTTGATGTTGAAACTAATTTGAATTTTGTGGATTGTTCGACGTATAAGAATTTTGAGGGTACTCCTGGAATTAAAGCTTGTGAATGTAAGGCTTTAGCGATTGCTAAAGGGGAATACAAGCGTCCTATGACTGATGCTCTTATGGTGGGTAGTTATGTGGATGCGTTTTTTGATGGAGCTTTGGGTGAATTTAAGGAGAAAAATCCTCAAATTTTTACTGCTAAAGGTGAATTGAAGGCTCAATATAGGCAAGCTGAGGTTATGATTCAGCGTTGTCTTAAAGATGAGTTGTTTATGAAGTACATGCGTGGTGATACGCAACAGATTTTTACGTCAGAGATAAATGGTGTTCCTGTTAGGGTTAAGCTTGATAGTTTTGACGGCAGGAGAATTACTGACTTAAAAACTTGTAAGAGTATTTCTGAGACTTATTATGCTAAGGATTTGGGGGAGCGGTTAGACTTTATTACTTATTATGGGTACATTGAACAGGCTTATTTTTACAAGAAGGTTATGCTCAATGTTACTGGTAAGGATTATCCGTTCTACATTTGTGCTGTTACTAAGGAGAAAGAGGATGGTGTTCCTCATCCTAGAATTGCGGTTATAAACATCCCGGATAAGGTTATCTGGGAAAAGGGCAAGGAGATTGAGATGAAGCTTCCAAAAGTTTGGAAACTTTTGAGGGGTGAGATTAGTCCTATTCCTTGTGGTACATGTTCATGGTGTGCGGATAATTTGGCTTTAAACAAGGTTTTAAGCTTGGACGAGTTGTTATTGGAGATTTAAAAGAGGTGCTAGTTTATCTAGCATCTCTTTTTTTGCGAGGTGAGAGAATATGGCTGAACTTGATTCTTTAAGTATTAAAATTGAGGCTTCGTCAAAGGATGCGGCGAGTGCTATTGATTCGCTCATCGAGAATTTAAAAAATCTGAACGAACAACTTGGGGTTGTAAAGGGAAATTCTTTCTCTAAATCTATGGAGAGTGTTGTATCTAGTGCTAACAAGATGCAGGAGTCTCTTAAGAAGGTTGGGAATGTTTCTTATGACAAAGCTATTTCCTCAATGAACACTTTGGCTAGATCTGTAGAAGATTCGACTTCTTCGATGTCTAAGAGCATTGAAGACGCTATTTCAAATGCTAAGGAATTTGGAAGTGTCATTAGGGGGATGGAAGCTGGGAAGTTAGAATTCAATGAGGAAGAATACAAGGAGGCTATTCAGGGATATTCTGAGGCTAAAGATGCTATTGATAAGTTTAAGAGTACGTTATTGACGGTTGGGGATATTGAAAATCCTATTGATGAAGTTGGTGAATCAGCTGAAGAATTACCGAAAGCTACAAGTGAATTAGAAAAATATCTTTCCAAAATCAGGGAATACAAGGATGTTATTCGTGGTATGGAGAGTGGTAAGGTTGAGTTTAATGAGGACATTTATACTGAGGCTATTAGGGGATATGATGAGGCTTCAAGTGCGTTAAAAGAACTAAAACAGTCGCTTTTGGATGTCGGGGATGCTTCTAGTAAAGCGGGGGTATCTTTGAAATCAGCTTTTCCTGAAGCTTCAAGTGATATTGAAAATATGCTTGGCAAATTAAGAGAATACAAGGCTGTTGTCAAGGATATGGAGGGTGGAAAGGTTGCTTTTGATAAGGCTCAGTATGATGAGGCTGTCGCAGGGGTAAAAACCTTAACTCAATCTATAAAAGATTATAAGAATAGTTTATCTGGATCTGATGAGGGAGCAGAGGGTGTCAAAAATGTTGGAGCTGCGGCTGAGAACGCGGCTATTAAAGTTGAGCAATTAGGGGATGCTCTTAAGGGACTTGGAAATATTAAACAAGTCATTGAGGGTGGTGAGATAAAGGAATTTGGTTTCTCAAGCGATGTGGTTGGAAATTTTGAAAAGATGCTTCCAGCTATTTCTGACTTTGGAAAACAACTTCCTACGATTATAGAGGCTAGCAAGCAACTTCCTATGATTGTTGATTCTACTGCTGAGGTTATTCCTACTAGAGCCATGAGCGATATCGAAAAGATGATTTCTAAGCTTAGGGAATACAAGACTGTTCTAAGGGAGATGGAAAGTGGGAAAGTTGCTTTTGATGTTGAACAGTATGACGAGGCTGTATCTGGGATTGATAGGCTTACTTCGGCTATTAAGGAATATAAAAATAATTTGGTTGATGCGGGCAAGGTGACGGAAAGTTTGCCGAAGGGGTTGGAAGAGGCTTCAGAAAAAAATGAGAAAGCTTTAAGTGGCGAATCTGGGACTAAATTTGTATTTAATTTACAATCTATTTCGAGCGAATTAGATAATGTATCGAGAGAATTTGATAAATTTGGAAATGCAGGAGTTAAAGCTTTTAAATTCCTAATATCTCCGTTCACTGCTACAGTTAATATCTTTAAAGGTAAACTTAAAGATATGGCTAATAGGATGACTGATTTCAGGAAAAATATAGATGATAATTTGAAGAAAATGTCTCAATTCTGGAATCGAGTTATGAAGACATTTACATTTATGCTTGTTAGAAAAGCTATTGATGCAGTGATAAAGAGTACTAGTGATGCTATTCAGTCAATGGCAAAATTTTCGAATGCAATGGGAACACAATTTAATAAGAGTATTTCATTGCTTGTAGCTGATTTCCAATACTTAGGAAGATCAATTGTTAGTGTTTTTGCTCCTTTAATAAATGCAGTTGTTCCGATTATTGACGCGATTGTAGATAGAATTGCAACGTTATTATCATATGTTGGAATGTTAATGGCGGCACTTACGGGCGCAACTTCTTTTACAAAGGCTAAAAAGAAGGTTGATAACTACGCTGCGTCTCTTGATAAGGCATCAAAATCCGCTAAAAATTTGACAATGGGAATTGATGAGTTAAATATTTTGTCAGAAAGTGGAGGCGGCGCTGGTGGTGGTGCCGGAGATTGGGCTGATGCGTGGGAAGAAGTCGAAATTCCTGATTGGGCTAAAGAACTTGCAGACAAAATAAAACTAACCGCTAAAGATATATTTGATCCATTAAAGAAAGCCTGGGATAAAGTTAAAGACTATATTCTTTCGGGTTGGAAATACATGGTTGATCAAATGAAAAAGTTATTAGGCGATGTTTGGCGGGATTTTATGAGGGTTTGGAAAACCCCTGAAACTTCTAGAATTTTTGAAAATCTTTTAAACATTGTAGGGGATATAGAACGAGTAATAGGAAATCTTGCTCAAAAGTTTAGAGAAGCTTGGAATTACAATCAAACTGGATATAAGATTTTAAGAAACATACGAGACATTATGGCAACACTTGTAGATCACGCAAGAAACGTCTCTTATTACATGATTGGATGGTCTAAAAATATTGATTTTAAACCGCTTCTTACATCGTTTGAACAGCTGACATTAGTTGCAGTTCGTGTAGCTGATTTTATTGGTGGTGTATTTGAGGATGTAATGATATTAGGTGTTCTCAAATTTATAAAGTTTATTATAGAAGAAGAACTTCCACTTTTAAATACGGAGCTAAAATCTATTGTTGATGAATTTAATTTCAATTCATTGCGAGAAAGTTTAAAACCTGTTTGGTCGGCTATCGAAGAAATGCTTGAAAATATAACGGTAGGAATAACAAAAGCAATAGGAAATCTTGGAAGAAGCCTGGCAAGGTTTACTCACACGTCAGAATTTAGAGAGTTTTTAAACAATCTTGTTAAAATGACAAAAATGATTACTGCTGAAAGAGTTGAGAAAGTTTTGACTGGACTTGGAGAGGCGATATTAGCGATTGGAAAAGCTTTAATTAAATTTGTAAACAGCAGAGCTTTTCAAGGATTTTTGGAAGCAATTGCCAAGTGGATAGACAATCATTCAACAAAAGATATAGCAAATGTATTCTTAGGACTAGCTAAAGCAATTTTAGCATTTAAGTTTACCGCTTTTACGGCATCTAAATTATCTGGATTTTTTAAATTCATTACTATTATTTCTGCATTAAAAAATCTTTCTGCAATTGCTAAGGGATTCAATGATGTTGCAAGCGCAACAGAGGCTGTTGGAGAGTCGGCATCACTTGTCAAAGGAACAACGGAAGCTGTTTCGGGATTCGGAACGATTGTTAATCTAGTAAAAGATAAGGCTATTGGGTTTAAGGATGTTCTTTTGGGTTTGCGAAATGTTGATTTAAAGGGAGCGTTTTCTGGGGCAAAAGAGGGAGTTAATGCTTTTTCGGCTAGCCTTAGTCCAGCTGTGGTTGCTATTGGTTCATTAGCAACAGGTTTTTTGGAGTTTAAAACTGTTTCGAGTACCATTGAGAAATCGAGGTTGGGTATTGATTCTCTGACTGAAACTATTATTAAACTTACTGCGGAAGTTGGTCTTGCATCGGCGGCATTTACGGCATTGTTAGGATTTCCTGCGGGAATAATTGCAGGTGGGGCGGTTGCGGCAGTAGGTGCAATAAAAGGTATTGTGGATGCAACTAATCAAGTAAATCTTGATGGAATATACTCATCAATAACAACTCAAGGGGAAACAACTCTAGGAGAAGTTAAAAAGTGGTATGACGAGGCTTCAAAGACAGTTGACGATAATATAACAAAGTGGAAAGATTCAGAGAGAAGATTAACTCAGGATAGAAGCGATTTGCAAGAGTACGGAAAGGATATTGAAGGCCTTGTTAGTGCAATAAATAATACTGGTGAGGCAACTTCCGGAATGGCTGATAAATTGCTTGGAAAATATGAGGAATTAGAGAAAGGAATTAACTCATATATTGATTCAAGTACTGATTCGATAGTTGCTAATATCTTAGCTCAAAAAGAGTATTTGACTGCGCAAGGTTATAATGTTGATGAGATGATTGTCAACATATATAAAACTGCTGACGAGGAGAAAAAAGCTGTTGGAGAAGCTATTAAAGGTGTTAGAGAAGCAGTACAAAAGTTAAAAGGACTAACGAAGGGGACTAAAGAATATAATGATCAAATGAAAAAAGTCTCTGAAGCAACAGCAAAGGCTTATCCTGAATTAAAAAAGTATTATGATCAGATTGATAACGTTGATACTTCTAAGGCGGTTGAAGAAATAAGCAAACTGGGTAGTAGTTTAGATTTAAGCCAATATCAGGACGATCCTGAAGCCGCGATAAATGCTATAAATTCCCATATTGATGAGGTTAAAACAACTTATCAAACAAAGATGGGAGAATTAAAAACTGAGGCTGAAGCGCTTAAAAAACAAATTGATTTGGCACCGGGGATTTCTGATGAGGCAAAGGAAGCAGCAAAACTATCAATAGATCATGCTTATGATGAAGCGGGACAACAATTGACATCAAAAACAAATGAAATACTTGGAACTTACGGGAATACCCTTAAAGGGCAGATGGAGTCGGTTGTTACTCAGGCTTCTCAGGATTGGGACAAAGGGCTTGTAAGTACTTTCCTACAACCATACAACAATAAGCAAGAATATATTTTATATCAGTTGCAGCAATATACTAAGAAAATGGTTGATGGAGGTGTAAAAGATAGTTTAATTAGTGCTTATTCTGCACTTCCTGGTGATACGCAAACAGATGTTGTTAATGCAATGTTTAATCTTGCAGCTAATCAGGAAAATGCATACAAGGATAATCTAGCTAAGGCTAGTTATGGAATGGCTGAATATAACACTAATGTTATGCAAACTGTTTTGAATGCGGTTAATAATCTTGATTTTTCAGGCCCAGCGGAAGTACAAGCCACAGGTCAATTTAATGCCTTAAAGATTGCAATGCAAGGACTTGATTTTAAATCACTTGGAGAACTTTGGAATAAATTGACTGGTAATGCAATGATTTCTGATAAAAAGATTGTCGAAGATGCTAATAGGCTTGTTGCAAAAGAAGGTTCAAATGCTTTTAGCGATGAGTATAAAACTTTCCTGACGGATAATAAAACGGTTATCAATGAAATGGGGAAAACTGCTGTACCTTACGGAAAAAGCTTTACGGAAGGTTTTAATAAAGGAATAAGTGATAATGCGAAAGATACTCAAAAACCTATTGAGGAATGGATGAAAAAAGCTGACGCATATATACACGGCAATCCTTTTGCCCCATTTGGGTCCCCAAATAAGAAGACGATGGAATACGGAAAGGATTTTGTTGTTGGATTCAATCTTGGGATTACCAATAATATGACTTCTAGTCAAACATCAATTCAAACATGGTTTCAAGCTATCAATACAGAAGCAAAAAGTGGGGTAGCAACTATTAAGAATACTTTTAAAACTTTATTATCTGAAGCGTTGACAATTTCTATTGATACTGATGAAGGAAGTTTTAAAACCGCGTTTGAAAACATTACTAAAGCAGTTACTGATGGAGTAACAACACTTGGAAAAAATCTTCAAGAAACTATTCTCCCAAATATGAAAGAAACCTATATTGCTCCATTCTTCACATTAGAACAATGGCAACCATTATTTGATACTTTCAAAGAAGAAGTTCTTGTTGTTGAGCAAGAAAGCCTTAACACATGGTTTACTGAGTCAATGACTACTTGGTGGGAAGAAAGCCTTATAACATGGTTTGCTGTTGAAAAATGGGATAAGGAAATAATTAAACCTCTTGAGGATTTGATTCACGAAAGGTTTACATTATTTGAAAAATGGTGGAATCTTTCAATGGCTACTTGGTGGGAGACAAAAGTTGTTCCGTGGTTTATCTATAAAAAATGGAATGACAAATTTATGGTTATTCATAAAGCTGCTGAGGATGTGTTTATTAAGGTGTTAAACACTATTAAACTTAAAATGTCAGAGTCAGAAAAAGCAGTTAGAGAAGCTTGCAAAAATATAAAAAGTGCACTTTCAGAAATCATATCTGCTATTTCAGAAGTAGAATCGAAACTATCATCCCTTGGAAGTACTTCTGGGAATATTAAGGTCAATATTCCAAAGTTTGCCACGGGTGGTTATCCAACAAGAGGGTCCTTATTTATAGCTAATGAGGCTGGTCCAGAGCTTGTAGGACGTATGAACGGTAGAACCGCAGTTTCTTCAAACGATGAAATTACAGGAATTAGAGATGCAATCGTTGATACGTCGAACATAGAAACGGAGCTTTTAAGTAGGCTTGTAATGATCGACCAGGCTATTCTTGATAAGGACGTTGTTATTATTGGAGACAGAGAACTTGCGAGAATTGTTGGAGAGGGTTCTTCTCAGATGGGAATGAACATTATCAGTTAATAAGAAGGTGGGTGTCTGTGAACATCCACCTTTTTTTAGAAAGGTGGTTTATATGGCTTTTCTTGAAGTTAATGGTGTTGAATTACCTTGCCCGTCGGTTGGACTTGAGATTATATTGAGTGATGCTGTTAACTCTGGACGTAATGCTAATGCTGAGGTTATCGGAGAAAAAGTCGGAAGAACTAATATAAAATATAATAATCTGCAATGGAATTGGCTGACACGAAACGAATGGTCGCTTATATGCAATCTTTTTTCTAATTTTTTTGTTGTTGCAAAAGTTTGGAATCCGGCAGAAAATAAATTTGTAAACTTGAAAATGTACCCAGGTGATAGATCTGCTCAGGTATATTGGCTGGAAGATGATAAGGTTACTCCTAAAAATTTTACTCAGTGTAAGGTTAACATTATTGATTGTGGACTTCTTAAGTGAGGTGAAAAATGCAAACAACAAGCGCAGCATATAGAGCCGAACAAAAAGGTGTTTTACGTAATGAAAATTACGTGTATGTATATTTAGGGGTATTTTCTCGTGAAGCACAAGCAAATGCGCTTGCAGAAGGAACTTATACAGTTTTTTCAAGCCCACAGGAAATTTTTGGAAAAACGAAATTTGAAGCGTATTACGCTACTAATGAGGAAAATTTTGCTAGAGTAGATGGTTCTCAGTATTTCATGCCATATGATAGTGGGGCTTTTGCACTTTATCAAGGGGCAGTCACTGAAAAACCTGTTGATGATATTGTTATTTCTTTTGGGGAATACAAGCAACTTAGAATTAAGGGATTAACAATTGACTTTGGAGAGTATTATCCGACGTCTTTTATGGTTTCAAATGGGTGGGCTGAATACACTTATATTTATGAAAATGATAAGCCGGGAATTTGGACTACGGATGACGAATTTTTGGAAAGTCAATGGATCTGGATTGTTCCATTTAGTATGGTGGGTGGTAAACAGAGACTAAGAGTTCTTAATATTAGTTTTGGACGTGGATTTATGTTTGATAATAAGACTTTGATTTCTACGTCTTGGAAGTCTCAGGTTGCACATTTATCAGATTCTCTTCCTTCGAAAAGTTTTTCGTTCACAATTGATAATCTTGACCGAAAATTTTCGGCAGATAATCCTCATTCATATGTTGCTTTTCTTCAGGAACAGCAGGAAGTTGAATTTGAATATGGCCGTATGTTAGATGATGGAACTATATTCAGAATGCCAGGTGGAAGAATGAGCTTGAAATCGTGGTCTAGCAACGATATGCAGGCAAAGTTTACGGCTGTTGGCAAAATGGATTATGTTACGTCAACATATAACAAAGGGAAGTATTATCCTAATGGTATCAGCTTATATGATTTGGCACAAGAAATATGTGTTGACGCTGGGTTTACAAGTTTTACAATTGATCATTATTTGAAAAAAATATTTACGTGCAATCCGTTACCGGTTGAAAAGCATAAAGCTTTATTGCAGCTTATAGCGAATGCATCAAGATCAATTTTGAGAGAGACTAGAGAAGGTGTTATTGATATTTCAACGTCTTTTATGCCTTCTGTTGTTAGTATTTCTGATAATGGACATACAATTGAAAGTGACAGTTCACATATTTTGGAATCGAATCCCCCAACGATAGAGTATGCGACTACTGAGTATTGCTTTACCTATGTAGATGGTCATCAATATTTTAATACTACAGATGATTCTAAAAGGTTGCACACTGGATATGTTAGTAAGGCTGTCTCTGATAAAGATGGATATTTTTGGGAATACGATCAAAACCATGTTAGGTTTCTTACCAAAGATGATTTGGAAATTAAACCAATTGTTCTCAAATACAATAACAGAGAAACTACAGAAGGAATGTTTGTTAGTGGTGAATATGAAGTTACTCTTAACGAGGACGGTGTTTACTATCCATTTTTGAAAATAGAATGGGAAGCAAACTGGACTTTCTACAACATGATTGTTTATTTCTCTGACGTTGCGCCTTACAAATTTGAAGTATATACATATCGTGACAAAAATCTAGTTGAAAAATTTACGATTGAAAATCCTCAATCTACGAGAGTTTTTATTGAAAGAGAATTCAACAAAATAGATACAGTTAAATTTGTATTTAGAGAAGCAACTGCTGGAAGAAGGGTGCATATTCGTCGAGTTAAAGTTGGCGATATTACTGATTATGTTATTGATTATAGAGATATGGCTTCTTCACCTGTTGCGTCAAGGACTGATTTCGTCAAAAATATTAATGTACAGTATTATGAATATGCATATGGCACAGAAGAGAAGGTTATAAGTACGATTTCGAATGTAAAAGAAACTAATGTTGCTGAATATAAGACTCCATATCATAATTTCTCATTGGCTTATAAAGAACTTACTGATGATGATACTGTATTTACTAAGGCTTCTAAGAAATTTGTTAAGGAACTTCCGGCTATTGATAAAGCCAAGACGTCAACGAGATATTTTGTAGAAGATGGAACAAAATATAAAGTTTACATGGTTAAGACTGAGGATAAGCTTAATTCGTGGGAACTTTTAGAAACGGTATCTCAAGTTATAGTTGATGAATTACCGATGAATACTGTAGATCATGTTCTTTATCTTCTTAGAACTGACACTTTGCTTATTTATCATTGTTACATCAGAGACATTACTACAGAGAATCATCCGCTTGTTTCTCTTGGATATGATGTAAGAGGAAATTTAAAAATTGTTGATAGTAGTGCATATTTTGTAAAGTTTACAACAGACGTTTTAAGTCCAATTGAAGTTTCGGGCATTCAATTTATTGTAACGGAGCGTTCGTGCTCTAAGAAACTTAATGAGCTAGGTGTTGATAAGACCGCTAAGAATGTTCTTATTGATACAGAGGAATGGGCTGAAAAAGAAGTTGATTGGTTAGAAGAGTATTACAGTAATGATGTTGAGTATAAAATTACTTATCGTGGGGAACCTTCTATTGATCCAGATGACCAAATTTACATCGAAAATAAGTTTGTATCAAAGAACTTAGTAAGAGTAACTGAGACTCAGATTAATACTACTACAGGGATGAGCATGTCTTGTACACTTAATGGTCGCAGAATTTCTTATGAAGAAGAGGTGGAAGAAGAATGAGTTGGGAAACTCCTAAAACGAATTGGGCTATTCATTTGGATAGTGCTGGTAATTACGAGGGCGATTTTTTTAACGCTTATGATTATAACCGTATAAAGAACAACCTTTTATATATTAGAGATTTAGCTATTCAAATATATGGGGTTGTTCCCGAAATAGTAGTTGGACCAAATAAATATGAAATAGATGTGTGGGAGCCTAATTGGGAGAACGACAACTATTTTGCATGGGAATTTAATGCAATTGAGGACGGAATTGAAACTCTTGGTGAATTAATGGACTTTGTTGATATTGGTGACAAGAAAACTTTTTATGACAATGGAAAGTTTATTGATTATGTTGAGTTAAACCGATTAGAAAGTGCATTGCTGAAGATGTATAATGTTCTTAGTAGTGCAATTTCTCATAAATCAAGGTTAGCTTTCAGGCTTGGAGCAGGAAAATTCAAGATCTGAGAAAGGATTATTTATGGATGCGTTAAGAACAAATTTTAAAGATGATATCTTTGAGGGTTCAAGAAAATTCCGACCTGTATCTCATGCGGATGGAACTGCTTCATTTATTGATATGACAGATTATTTACAGGTGGGTGATGTGTATGGAGCTGCCGAGGTCAATGCACAAAATGCGGCAATAAATCACAAAGGTTTAGTTATAAGTGCTACTAATATTCCTGTTGCGAATAGAATTAATAATAATTTATATTTTTTCTATTCAACTGATTGAAAGGAGCTTTTATGATAACTGTTGTTTTTGCCAATGGAACTACAGCAAACTTTACGGATGATTCAACTCCGGAAGAACTTATTACGGTGGTTCAGAGTTTTGCAAGTGTCGATCCTCTTAGGGTTCAATTCAACGAGGAAAACATGGTTGGTATGACAATTGATGAAACTATTTATGCTAATCTTCTTCCGGTTGCAACTGAGGCACGAGCTAATGTTGGAGAGAATGTCGAAGTACATTTTATTAACAGATTTAAGACAAATGAAGAAATTATGCAGGAGCAAATAACCGAATTACAGCAAGCAGTTGCTGAGATTGGGGGCTAAATATGGGAAGTATTTATGCTAGTCTTATTTACAAACAGTCGGTATTGGGTATTCAGACTGGATATGGTTCTTTAAAAGATGTTCCTGACAAACATAAATCTGCTACAAGAGTTGCTTACAAAAAAATTTATGGTGTTGACGTTCCAGAGGATTAAGTTTTAATATTAACTATACATATCATTTTAGGCGGATTCCAGGGATGGGATTCGCCTTCTCTCTTTAGTAGGGGGGTTTTATGCAGAATGTTATGAGTTTTATGCAAATGTTTTTAACGTTTGGTAATTTGTGCATTATGCTATATGCTTTCAAGGCTTTTTTATTTAAACCTCACAATAGCCTTGAACAAAGAGTTATAACTGTGGAGGTTGAATTAAAAGAGATTAAAGAATCATTGAAACATGGAAATGATAAATTTCGCAAGCAGGTGAATACAAACGAGGTGCTTATCCGGTCTACACTTGCATTAATTGAATTTGAAATGCAATATTGTCTTATAGAACACAAAGATATGTCAGCAGGATTGGCGAAGGCTAAAGCTGATTTAAATGAATATTTATCAAAAAACAATAATTAATTTTCGATGATTTATTGATGAAATAATGTTATAATATGTGTAGTGGTTTGCAATCCGTATATTGGAATCTCCTCCTGAAAAAGCCTTGCGTTTGGGACAGCGCAAGGCTTTTTTCTAAGAAAGGAATATTTATGGCTAGAAAATCTATTAAAGAGAAAGAAAGTTCTTTATATAAATATGTGGTTTTTACTCTGACCTCATTGTGCTTATTTACAATTGCAATCCTTGTTATTTTTGTCGTAACTGGGGGATCTGAACCAAGTGCATTAATAGCTTGTTTTTTTGGTACATTTGGCGGTGAACTTTTTATGTGTGCTATGATTAAACGTTTGAAGCTTAAGACGGAGAAGGGAGATAAAGATGAATGATATCCTATTTACTGTGACTCAATGTGTTGTTCTTGTTCTATCGGTCATTGTGAGCCGCTATTTGATTCCACTTGCCAAAACTAAACTTATGCAAAACCAGCACGAAGAAATTAACAATATTGTTATTGAGGGTGTTAGGGGTGTTGAGCAGGTAATAGGTGGCGGAAAAGGGAAAGAGAAGAAAGAAAAAGTTATCGAATATGTTCTCGGTTACGCGCACAACAGAGGCATTAATATCACTTCTGAACAGATTGACCTTCTCATAGAGTCTGCTGTATTTGCTATGAACGGAGGTAAGAAAAAGTGATATACGGGATAGATGTGTCTCATTACCAGGGCGAAATTGACTGGAAGAAGGTTGCTTCTTCAGGAAAAAAGTTTGCAATTTTAAAATGCATGTATGAAAACTCTCACAAGGTTGATGAATATTTTGAAAAGAACTATGAGGGATGTATAAAAAACGGACTAGGAGTTGGAATTTATATTTATCATGCTAGAAAATCTATTGAAAAGCCGAATGTTGAAGCTGAGGATATTCTTAAAATTCTAAAAAATAGAACTTTAAACTATGGCATTTGGCATGATTTAGAGGACAAAAATATTAGATCTAAAGGGAAGTCATATTTTACTAATTTTTTGAAGCTTCAAGATGAATATTTTAGTAAGTATCAAACAGGAATTTATTGTAATGTGGATTGGTATAAGAATGTTTTAGACTCAAAAGAACTATCAAAGAAATATAAATTTTGGATTGCGAGATACCCTTCACAAGACAAAGGAATTGTAGTAGAATCTCTTAGTCCTAAATCTTATAGTCAGGGTTGGCAATACTCAAGCAAAGGTAAGGTTCCAGGAATAAATGGAAATGTTGATTTGGACATAGACTTTGGAACTCTTGCTGTGACTGCGAGTGATGCCGCAGGATCAACTTTAGGAAAAGATATAAGGATTGTTACAGCTAGCCATTTAAATGCGCGTGTAGATCCTTCTACAGGGGCTGTGTTGCATGTACTTGATAAGGGTGATAAAGTTAATGTTGTGGAGACTAAGGGAAATTGGTGCAAGATTGAAGCATGGGTTTCTTCGGCGTTTTTGAAGTGAAAAGTTTTAAAGGTGGTTTTATGAGTGATTTAAAAGAAAAATTGGGGATTGAAAAAGACAGACCTATTCCGGCAGATTTTAATATTCCTTATTATATTCATCAAGATGATTTAAATAAGCTTGATATGAGTCATAAAAGAATTGAAAAGTGGATTGTTTTTGTTTGCATTATTATTTTCATTGCGTTTGTTGGAACTAATGCTGCATGGATTTGGTATGAGCATCAATATCAGGATGTTATGACCGAAACTTATTCTGCAACTTCTGATGATGGTGGAAATGCCATTGCAAATTGTGAAGGGAGTGTGGTTATAGGTGACCAGGGCGGTTTACACGAGAACAAGAAGACGAGTAAGACGAATCCCTAAAGGATATGTAAGATGTAACGTTTGTAAAGGCAAGGGATATCATCCTGCTCCTAAGAGAAAGAAGTGAGGTTAATATGGCTACTTACTATGGTATTCAAGAAGATTCGGATGGAAATGTTTTGCTTCCTGTTCCTAACGGAATATGTGGTATAGAAAGAGGGGCATCCGCTACTCAATCATACGTTAAAGGAAATCTTGTTTATGTTGGGAATCGTTTATGCCAAGTTAATTCCGCTATAACTGTAGGAGACGCTTTGACGATAGGTGGGAATGTATCGTACACATCAATGGCTAATCAGGTTCACAATATTAAGGTTTTTGTTAATAATAATGGGGAATTGGTCTTTACAGATCATACAGGTGCCGATACAGTACTAAATTTTAGCCAAATTTATGATTTGGGTACAGGCACAAGTTTTAATGTATCATCAGTTAGTGGGTATAGAAATTTTACTGTTGATAATTTTATGATTGCACCATTATCATCAGGAGATTCAACTTCTATCGGTAATCAAAATCCTGGTCAAGGGTGGTATTTTGGAGGATATACTGCTTCACGCAGTTATAACCAGTCTACAGGAATTTTTACAACTACATTAAAAGCAACTTTATCTGCAAATTCCATGTCCTCGGAATCCTCCAATAAAGCAGTTCACGCTTATCTTATAACAAAAACTTCTGGCATCAGGCCATTGCCTAATCCTTAAGGGAAAATCTATGAAACATACCGTTGATGGAATGTCTAAATCAGAACTTTGTGAGATTATAGATAGCATTATAGGATTCAAAGCGGAAAGAAATCGTAATATACTCAAAAGACGGTTATGTGATGGTTTGACTTTTGAAGAATTGAGTGAAGAGTTTGACATATCTGTTAATCAAGTTAAAAGAATTGTGTATAATGGAATAGCAGAGATACTTAAAAAGGCTTCAGGATTTACCTGAAGCCTTTTTTTTGGTTAATAATGTTCTTTACGTCATAAAGTCCTTGGCTTTAGTCATTGGGAGAAGTCAGTAAATGATACTATTTTGATACTTTTTTGGTATTTTCTCATAAAGAAATAACTCATAGAATTATATTATGAGGTGAGAGTATGCCATATAAGTATTATAATCCGAATCCAAGACACAATAATTCAGTCGGAGATTGTACAATAAGAGCAGTTTCAAAAGCATTAAATATTCCGTGGGAAACTGCCTATATTGATTTAGTTATGCAGGGATATGAGATTGGTGATATGCCCTCATCTAATGTTGTGTTAAATTCTTATCTTAGGTCGAAGTGGTTTAGACGAAATGTTGTATCTAATCTTTGTCCTGATTGCTATACTTTTAGTGATTTTGCAAGAGAACATCCAAAAGGTACTTATATTGTTTGTACTGGAACTCATGTTGCATGTATAAAAGATGGAATACTATATGACAGCTGGGACAGTTCAGACGAGGTTGTGATTTTCTATTATGAGAGAGAGGATTATTGATGAGTTATCCTATGTATTATCCAAATTATCAGCAGCAATATCAGCAGCCGATGATGCCGCAACAATATCAACAGCCGGTAGTTCAACAGATGCCTCAGCAGCAACAACAGATTTTGGCTTGGGTACAATCTGAAGAGGAAGGAATGAACTTTCCTTTGTCAACTAATCAAAGTATTTTTCTCATGAATCAAAATGAACCTTATCTTTATATGAAATCTGTAGATCAGCTTGGCAAGAGTACTTTTATTAAAAAAAGACTAGTTGATGAGAGTGATAATAATAATAAAAACCAGATTGACTTATCTGCCTATATCAAACGTGAAGAGATAGAAAATATTATTACAGATAGAATTCAAAAAGAAGTTGACAAACGTGTATCTCAGCTTTCTTTTAAACCCACGAAAAAGAAAGTCATTTTAGAGGATGATGAGGACTAAGAATGAATCCATTTTTTAACATACCTAATATGGGAATGCCTGTTAATCCTATGCAAAATATGATGAATGTGCTTAATCAGGTCAGGCAGATTAAGCAGAATCCACAGCAGCTTGCTTGTCTTTTGAAACAACGTGGAATGATAAACGATAATCAGGTTGAAGAAATTCAAAAGATGGGGAATAATTACGAGCAAATTGGACATTATCTGATGAATAATGGAAGCATTCCTCCTAACATTCAACAATATCAGGGACAAGTCCAACAAATGCAAAATATGATTAACAATTAAATAAGCGCATCTAATTGTGGTGGACAATTAAACGCGCTCATTTACGGATATGCTTACACATATACCCTAGACAAGTTTATTGTAAGCTTTTCGTAAATGTTTATCAATGGTTTTATGCGCATAAATATATAACGAAAGGAGCTTACTATGACAGAAAATAGTAATATGGTCATGCCGGTAGCACCAGCTTATAATGGTGGTGGATTCGGTGGCGGTTTTGGTTATGGCGGTGATTTTTGGCTTATCCTTATTCTGCTGTTTGCCTTTGGTGGTTGGGGCAATGGCTTTGGCGGATGGGGTGGCAATAATGCCGCTGCTGATGGAGCTATCCTTTATCCTTGGATGAATCAGAGCAATCAGATTCATGATGGCTTCCGTGATCAGATGATTAATACTTCTGTAAATGGAATCCAGAACGCTGTTACAAGCGGTTTTGGTGATGTTCAGCTTGGCATTGCAGGTATCAATCAGAACATTTGTCAGTCAACAGCAGGAGTAACACAGGCTGTTTCTAATGGTTTTTCACAGGCTGAGATTGCTAATAACACAAGACAGATAGCAAATATGCAGCAAGCTTTTGCTAATCAGACAGCAATGAATCAGGGCTTTAACGGTGTTCAGAGTCAGCTTGCTCAGTGTTGTTGTGATAATCGTTTGGCTACATCTCAGCTTTCAAACACTGTGCAGAATGAAGGCAATGCTACACGTTTTGCTGATGCAAATAATACAAGAGATCTTATTGAGAATCAGAATAGAAATAGTCAGGCTATTCTTGATAAGCTTTGCGCCCTTGAACTTGACGGGGTTAAAAATCAGCTGGCTCAGGCTGAGAGAGATAATATTTCTCTTCAGAATCAACTTAATATGGCTGCTCTTAGAGAGTCTCAGACTGCTCAGAATGCATTTATTCAGCAGGGATTCACAAACGAAATCGATCAACTCTATAGCAGACTATCCAGTTGCCCTATCCCAAGTACTCCGGTATTTGGAAGAACTCCTATCTTTACATGTAACAATGGTGGATGTGGTTGCGGTATGTAAGGAGGAATTAAAATGGCAGAATATATCGAGGTCCCGGTTCAGAATGTTGCTTTAAATAATCCAATCGTATTTTCCTCTTCGCCTATTCCATGCAACAAAGGATATGTGTTACATGAGGATGGCACAGGAAATTTTATTCTGCGAGGAGTAACAAACAATTGCTTTGCCAGATATCAAATTGTTTACAGTGGAAATGTGGATATTCCGGAGGGCGGTGCAGTGACAGCTGTAGGGCTTGCCATAAGTGTTAATGGGGAAGAAAGACCGTCAAGTTTGGCAATTTACACTCCACAGGCTGTTGAGGAACAAGGAAATTTAACCTGTACTGCCATTGTAACGGTTCCGCGCGGATGCTGTTTCAATGTTTCAGTGAGATATGTGGATGCAACTGTTAATGATCCAGCTGTTACTCCTACACCTACAATCGAAGTTGCTAATAGTAATTTAACTATTACCAGGATAGCGTGAAAGGAGCATGTATGAAAGTTTTTGATCAGATAGAAGACATGCTTTGTGATGAGCTTGAACAGATTGCTAAGAAAAAGGAATTAACTTCTAGCAGCTTGGATGTAATTGATAAGGCTGTTGATGTCATTAAAGATATAAGAACTGTTCATGCAATGGAGCAGGAATACCCTGAAGGATATTCTAACAATGGATATTCAACTGGGTACTTCCAGAGATATCCTTACTACATGTATGATGAGATGCCACAGGGCAATTCTTATGCAAGAGGTCGCAATGCTGAGAGAGATGCAAGAGGCCGATACAGTAGTGAGGGATATTCGAGAGATTCGATGTCTGAGGAACTTAGGCAGATGATGAATCGTGCATCAAATGATAAAGAGAGGGATGCAATCAGAAAAGCACTTGATAGCATGTCAATGTAAGAGGAAGGCAGTAGTTTCCTATATGGAGCTACTGTCTTTTTTGATGCAAATATTTTTGCTGCGAAAATGCAGCGAGGGAACAATATTTTTGCTGCGAAAACGCAGCGAGGGAAAGGAAAATTATGAAGAATATAGATAAGATAAAAGGAATGGATGTTGATGAATTAGTTGAATTTATGTGGCAGTGGTACGGAGATGATGATTCTATGTGGTTTTACTATCCGGAAAAATTTGGAAAAGGAAAAAGGAAATTTAATTCTGAAGATGAGATAAAAGAATGGTTAGAAAAAGACACTGAATAATCAGTGCCTTTTTCGCATAACCAAAACACTAAAACAGGAAAGCACAAAAATTAAAAAAGTAAAGGGAAAACACCAAGCAATCGTTAATGTAATACAAACGAAGTCAACAACTTGTACTTATGCAATGAATGTATTACAATCTATACATGGAGGTGCAAAATATGAGTACATTAATAACAGCAAGAATAAATGAAAATGATAAGAAGGACTTTGATAGTTTTTGTGAGAATGTTGGATTAACAACATCAACAGCTATCAATATGTTTATTAAGGCGGTTCTTAGAGAATACAAAATTCCTTTTGATATTTATGATGATACGTTTTATTGTAAAAATAATCAGGAATCAATCAAGGGTTCACAAGAACTGGAACCTGATTTTGTAGAGGTGGATGATTAACAAAAAAGCTGGTCCATTCAATACGAACGAATCAGCTTTTTTGATCACAAAGCTATAATTTTTTATAGGAGATATATGCTATTATCATATTCCAGAAACAAAATGTCAATATACAGTAAACATTTATGCGTAAATATGTTATAATAAAGACACCCCAAATAACTTTCTACCCATGCCACTTAGAACTCCCATCCTTCTCTAAGTGGCATATCTTATACTATATCAGAATATCCTAGAAGCATCTGGTCTTCTTCATAGGAACTTACACCTAAATATCTTTGAGTAATAGCAGGACTGCTATGTTGATAAAAATTCATTACTTTAATAATGTTGTAGCCACTTGCTTCATAGAGATTCATTCCACAATATTTCCTAAATGAGTGAGTAGATATGTTTTCATATTCCAAAAAATCACATACCTTTTTTAGATATTTTTGAACTGATCGTTCTGTCATAGGGAATATGAGATCATTTTTCTTTATTTCATTTTCCTTGATGTATAAGTTCAAATGCTTATAGAACTCGTGACTGATGCTCTTGTAGCGTTTCTTTTTTGTTTTCTGCTCAATTATACTAATCTTATAAATACCACCCGCAAAAACGAAGCTAGAGGGTTTTAAAGCTAATACATCCTCAATACGGATTCCTAAATTTGCTTCGGCTATAAGAACTTCTGATATTCTGATGTTTGGTTTGAAATAGTATGAGCCTGTTCTCATTGCTTCGATAATTGTTTTATATTGGTGTCTGGTTAACGGTACTGTTGCGTATGCTCCCATGTGAATCCTTTCAATGTAAATAATCCTTATATTTTTCTATGAATTTCTTTATAGAACTTATTGTTCCGTATCTGTATTCTATTAATTTCCTTTTTGGACTGTTTAAAACATCAATAGCAGAGAATTCTTTATTTGTCATTTCATTTATACAATTAATCATTCCTGAATATCTTATTTCCGAAGAATTGATAAAATGGTATTGCCTTTTTATTTCCTTCAGATGATTAGTTATTCTGAATTCGTTATGCTGATTTACATCTATTTGACTAGCTAAAAGTGCTTTAACAATATGAGTATCATCAGGATGATAACTTATATCATTTGATTTATGTGTATGATAAGTGTTAACTGATATGTTTGCCAGGTCTACTAGCTTAGGTGAAAACGAAAGTTTTCTTCCTGATGTCAATCTTAACGAATCATTTAAGATGTCTTCTTTTGTTAAGGCTGCTATTTCTTTTACTTTTAAGCCTTCAAAAAGCGCTAATACTATAAAAGCATCAGCAGGTGTTAACTTTTCAATTGTGTTGCATAATTCTTTATATGTAATCATATTACTCCCTTATTTGTAGTTGTATATCACATTCGTTATCGACAATTTCGAGAATATTTTTCCATTCTCCGGATGCAAGAAGCTCATTATGAAGATCATTTGCTTTTTCGAGTAATGATCCTATACGGCTATCGTTCCATTTGTATTTTCTTTTCATTGTCAACGCAAAAAGAGACATCATTTTAAGCCAGTTGTCTTCAAGTCCTTCTTCAACTTGTGTTTGGCAATCGTCAATACGAGAGTCAAGTTGCTGCTGGTATTTAATTCTCATTTGTTCTGATTCTTCAGCTTGTCTTTTTTCGAAGGCTTGATTTCTGTTTTGAACTTTCCCAAGTGCCTTAATGATTCTTCGGCGGTCACTTCGATTTTTTCCATTTGCATTTACCTGGGCTGCAATGTAGTTTGATACATCATTTGATTCAGCTTCAAGTTTTGATAGGTCGATACTAAGATATTTATTCACGATAGCCCTCCCGTTTTTGCGTACAATGCGCTTTAATTAAAGTTATGTATAAATGTTAGCAGATGACTTTTTTGCTTGTTACGTGAGGAAATAGACAGGGTTTTGCCCCGCACTCAATACCTGAAGGGGCATTTCAGTTCATGAGTGCATAACCCTATATCCATTATACGATAATCTTATTGAAAAACTCTTTTAAAATATCGAAGTAGCCTTTCTTTTTTGACATTTTATGAATCAATGGCACACCTGATTCATTGTTTGGCACTTGAGATTTTAGCGAAGGTTTGCATGATTCCTTTGTTGGTACTTCAATGCGGAGTGCTTCAGCTAAAATTCTCTTTTCTGTTTCGTTCATATAGGCCGATTGAATTCTCAATGGTTCAAAGGATCCATTTCCCAGGAATAGCATGTCACCTTTTCCATAAAGTTTTTCAGCTCCATTACGGTCCATTATGATTCTCGACTCTAGCGAAGTAGTGGTCTTCAATGCGATTCGAGTCGGGATATTTGCTTTGATTAGTCCGGTTACGATGTCTTTACGTGGGGACTGGGTTCCGATTATGAGATGGATTCCACAAGCACGAGCCTTTTGAGCGATTCTCACTATAGGCTTCTCAATGTCTTTGAATTGAAGCATGAGATCTGCAAGCTCATCAATTATAACAACTATAGGATTCATTTCTCCTGGATATGAATAGATGTCTTTAGCTCCAGCACTTTGAAGTAATCTATATCTTTTTTGCATTTCTTCCACAAGATTATTCATTGTGATATACATTTTTGATACGGATGTAATTACTTCCGTATTGATGCAATTGTTATACATTGAAAACTCATTACCTTTTGGATCAAGTATAATAAGTTTAGCTCCAGTCTGAGGAAAACTATAGGCTATACTTGCAGCGAAGCAGTGCAGCAACTCAGATTTTCCGCTTCCGGTAGTACCACCTATAAGAATGTGCGGTGCTTTTGATAAATTTGTATAGACTTTTTTTCCGTTTTCATCAACTCCTAAAACGAGTCTTAATTGTTTTCCTCCCAGAACATCATAGAATTTTGAGAATGCAACGGGTGTAAATTTATCTAACTTTTTATCAATGTATATACATCCACCAGTACGTGTGTAGGTGAAGTCTATAGTATTTAGTGCGGAAGACAATGCTTCCTTCAGTATTCTTTCTGCACTCAAGACTTTCTTATAAGTCATGAGATCATTAGGAAGTTTAATCTCAAATTTTACTGTTCTAGGGCAAAGTATAACATTAGTTACGACAAGGCCCAGGAAAGCTATCAATTCATTTAATGCTTCAACATCTCTTGTAAAATCCATCTCATTACCTCTATTATTTTATTCGTTGACCGTTAATCACTGCATAAGTGATCATGTCATTTCTTAAAATATCAACTACACAATCACATAATTCGTGATCGTTTACAGTGCAGTTTCCTTTTTTTCCGTTATAAATTAACTCAATAGTGTTCATTATATTGACCTTTCTATTATCCTATCTTATAATGATAGGTGGCTTAGTAGTTACGGGGGCGGTCTTTCCACAGAGATCGCCTTTTTTTATGCATAAAATTATGATATAGTGTCATAGGGTAGCAACTCCCTTCGGAATAAACGAGAAGGAGCGAGCCTATGAATTTAATGGAATTCCTAACTTTTGGGATTTTTATCATTGATTTAATAGGGCTTGTTTACAAGATAACTAAAAAGAAGTAAACAAAAAACCGCTCCGACCTCACACGTTTGAGCGGCTTTTTGCAATTCAAACCAAAGGGTATTGCTACCTTTTTTGTGAGATAAGTATATCAAATCAGTATTTTAATTTCAAGGGTCCCGGCCCACTTGCTAGTATCAACGGGAATCTAAACGTCAATACATTAGCATATCGTTTTAACCAGCCTGTTTTGACCGTAGTAGCACGATAAAATGTTTTTGGTATATTTCTACCATAGCAATATACAAATGTCATATAAACGAATTTACACGGTTTGCATGTTTGGATTTCTTCACGAATACCTTCAGAAAGTTCCATAGAATTATTTTTAGAAATGTCTTCAGGAGCTTTTTTATTAGATAATTCTTCAAACTTTTCTTCTGATGATTTAATAGAAATTGAATCATTGACTTTTTCAGATTCGTTTTTAATGTCTTCAATATGCTTTTCTTTTATCTTTTCTTCGCCTTTTATCGACTCTTCGGCTTCTTCTTTTGTTTCGATAGGCTCAAAAACAGATCTATCATTGCATACTTCTGGGACATCATAACCTTCTTCAGACATCAATCTAATAAAATCTTTACGGGCTTCGTTTATGATTTCAACCTTCTCAGGATTTTTTATAATCTTGAGAAGGTTTTCGTCAATATATTCGTGAGCAGTTCTATAATTTCCTTTAAAGCTGCCGGCTCCTAAACCAACATAAGGAAGAATTATATAATTCAACCCGTCACGTTTATAAACCTGAAAAATATAACCGTATTTTTCAAACTGATAACCTTCATTGCATGAAACGGTTCTTTTTCCACGTACAGTCATGGAATACACTTGACATTTTTTATATTTTGGTGCAGTTTCGGCTTCGATTTTTTCAATTCCGTAACATGATAGTGCATCGTTCATTTTTACAAGCTTATTGACAAATGTATCAATAGCTTTTCTGATATCCGCGTCAAGTTTAGGATCATATAAGCTTTTTAATTTCATTAACTTTTTAACGGTTAGCGAATAAAACTCATGTATCAAATCAGCTGCGGCAGATCCTTCATCACTCATGTTTAAAATTTCAACGAACTTTTTAAAGTCGGAAGTGCTCCAGGCTTGCATAGCAGTATATAGATTGATTTTAAAATGTCCGCATCTGTCTGGAGTCGGGTGGTAAGTCAAATCAATGTTTATGGCTTCGTGGTCGACTTCTTCCCCTTTGTCCAAATAAAAATCCATCAAAGTTTCATAAAGAGCATGTCTTATTACATCCTTTTTATTTTTGTAAATCTTCATTTTTTCGTTCTTCCTTCCTCTTTCCTTTAGTGCCTCCCGGCGGAGTCGCTCCGCCTTTGTGGTCCTCCCTGGAGACTATTGTTTTACATTTTTGAGATGAGATCCGTGTAATACTCTTCAAGGTCAATTTTCCCACAGTCATTAATAATAGACTGCATTTCCTGCACGGTTGCATCATTAAAGAGATCATTAACAGCTAAATCACACTCGTGTTTAGTGATGTATTTGTGTGTTAGGTCTTCAACATGTTCCGGATCGTAGGACTTTATTATAAAATCTGTATATATTTCCATTGAATTAAAGTAAACATATAGAGCCAGTTCTTCGCGCAATTCTTTTATATCTTCTGGGCTAAGATCTACTTTATCCGTAATCTTATCAATCAAAGAATCTAAATTTTCTTTAGTTGTAAACTCATCGTATCCGTCGAAGCTTTCATCGATCCAAAAATCATTGATAAAAATCACCATATGGCTTTGATAAAACTTGATAAGGGCCTCACCGATTGACAGATTAATTTTACTTATAGACATTTTTTATCCTCCTAAATTTTTATATCAATAATCTTTTTGTAAGTCGATACACTCGATGTCATCAGCGTTTCAATCATCCATTGCCGCATATTCATCGACCCAGGTTCCGTTTATGTATATTTCGTATCCGGTAGCGTGGCGGCCGTCTTTATCAAATGGCATTGTCTTGAGTTGCCTTTTGATCTCTCCATCTTTTGATATAAAACAGTGATCAATATAAGATGGATCATCAAAGTCATATATTGTTATTTTTATCTTATCAGAATCAATCCCTGAAAAAATATTACCCTTATAATTTAGATAGTAATCTACCGGATTAATCCAGCCTTCTAGTCTATCAATTTGTTGATGATTCCACTTGCCTTCTTCAAAATAACTTAATTCTACAATATACAATTCTTTTAATGAGCTGATTTCGATAACTTCAGAAACCCACGCAGCGGATAACTCGTTGCATTCTTCGTCGGTTATTGATATTTTTATATCCTCTCCGACTTTTTTACTTGCTAGATCTCCGTCGTAATTAAGAATGTATTCTTGGGCGGTCATGTAATTATCGAGATGGTCAAATTCTTCTGTGTAACTTGTTCCTGATCCTTCAATAAAATTTGATAAAAACACTTTAAACATTTTCTTTTTTCTCCTTCTTTTTTTATACCTTTTTAGTTTAAACAGTCATCTGTTTTTCATATTCATTAATATCTTCCATCGTGATCCATTCTGGTTTAACGCGAAGCTCGTTGTATATCTCCTTCATTTTAGAAATATGATCCGCTACGCTACCACCCCACAAATGACCTGGGTATCTGGTTGTGTTTAAAAAATAATTACAGTCGGCCTTTAATCTACTCAGCAAACAATAAGAAAGCTTTTGAGAATTTTCTAATTGATCTTCATTGTAAAGAATCTTTTCAAGGTCTTCACACTTCACAGGAAAACCCGGTTCGCTATCTTCTCCACAAACTGAATAAAGATTATTCTTTACAAAATCAAGATCTACAAAACAGTTCGTAAACCGGTCATCAGGAAGCATATACTTTTTTCGAGTCTCCGGATCCTCATACATTGGTTCGTTCATTGCTCCAATTTTTCCTAAATATTTTAATTTCTTCATTGCGTTTTCTCCTTTTTAATTGATTTTATAAAATTCTGATTTGTTTTCTGTTTTTCCTTCAAGGCAGGCGCCGCAAAAAATATAGTTGCTGTTTTCTTCTTTAAAAGTTAGATATATAGTACCTTCTTTTGTGTAGCCGTATGGCTCGGATGTCTGAAAAATCTTATAAAAATATAACGGCGGTACACAATTAATCAAGTTTTCAACGACATCCATTTTGACAAAATCACCGACGCGGGCGGAATCATAAGTAAAAAAATCTTGAGAAAATATTGTTTTACCGTCTTTTTCTGTGTTTTGTTCCGGTTGTCTTTCCGGATGTTCTGGTGTAAAATACCAGGAATCAACTTTTTTAATAAATAAAATATCATCTTTGTGTGTGGCCTGATATCTTTTTTTGAAAAGCTCGGCGGCCTCGATGCTTAAAAACTCATTTTGCGATGCGGATAATTCAAAATCTTTATATTTATAAAAAACTTTAAAAACTTTCATATTAAAACCCTTTCTATATATGCCGGAGGCGGTCAACCTCCGGCGCGTGGAAAAATCAACCTTTTTTGTAGAAATTGCCGTTCATGCTGTCGAAAACGTGTATAGCCCAGTCGCCGCCGTATGTTTTATAAGGCTTTAAACTTTTGGCGCGATCTTCTCCAGGTTTTACGGTCACGCGGTCGACTGTAATTTTTGTAATTGTGCATACAATAGGAACATATTTTGCACCGGTCCATTTTTCAAGTGTGAACGTGTCCCCAACTTTGAACGGGTGTTCAATTATGCCCTCTTGGGCTTTTTCAACGATTGATAAAACCTCGCCATATGTTATTTTTAATGTAAAATTGTCATTTGTTCTGTATGTAACGTATGAAGGCCCAGCGCTTACAACCGTTACAACTTCGCCTCGAAATCTTCTTATAAAAATTTTGTCGCCCGGCTTTAAATCTTTTTTAGAAAATTTTATCCCGCCGGCCTCATCAATGATATTTTGATAGTATGCAAGCTTTGAAAAAAGAGCGTCGGCGCGTTCGTTGTCGTATTCGATGTTTTTTTCTAACATTTCAACCGTTATCAATTCGCCGCGGTAGTTTTTAAGCTGCTCGCCGGCCTCGATTCGTTCAATTTTTTTCTCGGCCTCCTTTATATATGACAAAAGTTTTTTTAGTCCGCTGTTGGCCTCTTTTATGCGACGCTCACAAAATGCTAGATCTGGTTTTTTTGCCTCTCTTGCTGTATTGCGTGCCGCCTCGGCTCTTTTCTGATAATATTCTGACTTTTTGAACTCTTCGAAACCTTTTTCAAAAGATGCCCACATAGCATCACGGCGGCGGGTAAATGCTCGGCCGGCTGATGTATTAATATTTGGTTGTGTAAAAAATGCGATGTCTCCATGCATTTTATTGATGGGATTTTGCAGTTTTTCCGCGTTTTTTTCTGCCGCTGCGCTCTTATAGTCGTAGTGTTCCGCGCGTGCCTCTGCACGTTCAATCTTTTTTTCTTGCTGTTCCTCAAAACTCAAGCGCTCGCCGGACGTGCCTCCGTCCTCTAATATTCCGGCCAATTTTTCAATTACTCGATTGCATTTATAAAAATTTGGCCACTTTTCGCGGCTGATCCAGCATCCGGAATGACGGCCCCACAAAAACGCGCTTTTTATCTCTTTTTTAAGCTCCTCATTCAATGACACGTATACGCACTTGTCAAAGTGAAGTTCTTTCTTCCCTGTTTCCTTGTTTTCAATAAAATAATTATTCATTATTTGCCCTTTCCGGGCTACTCTGTTATAATATAGTAGCCCTCTAAAATAATCGTGATTGGTTGTTATTGGGTTATAGCCTGCCGGGGTGGCCGCCCTGGGAGGCTTTTAAAGTGATGCAACTTCACAAGCTGCATGACGGATTTTTCTTTCAAAAACATCATAGCCTTCATCCAGTGGATCCGTTGGAAGTTGGATTCCTTGAATTATGGCTTTGTTTTTAACGAGTCTTTCGACTTCCCCTTCAATACGTGGAAGAACTCCCTTCATTTTTATACGTAAATCAGTGTTTAGGCCGAGTGAAAAGCGTATTGCTTTTTTTGCTTCGTTGTCTAACTCAATAGACAAATCTTTATGAATTTTTATAAACATAAAACCTCCCTTCAGAATACCTCTAAATAAAGGTCATCAACATAAAGTTGATCTATATAGTGCTTTATTAGATCTTCTTTCGTCCCTATAGCTGCATCAATATGATCATCTGATGTTTTTATATAGTTTTCATGCATTATAGGGAGGCCGTCGCTTCCTTCATAACTTAATTGATAGGCTACACCTTTGCGTGTGGATCTATGAAGATAACGCTTTTGACCTTGAGAAGTTGTATAATATACCATCGAATTATTCAATAGTACTTTTTCAAGCTCCGCGGCGCGGGCTGCTTCCTGATTTTCGGCCGCTTCAATTTCTTCATCGGATCCCAGGAAAAAGATTTCCGGCTCAATATTAAATTTTTTGAAGAAGAAAGATTCGTGTTTTACTTCCTTTTTTTCCATATTAGAGTTTCCTTTTTTAAAATAATAAAACTAATCCATCGAATATAGATCTATTAGATCGTTGCTATGTCCCGTTGGTGACGGTGGTTTGCCCGTTGTCTATGAGTTTATATTCTGTATTTAGTAACCTGGGGCCGTGCCCCGTTCGGTATGTATATATATTATCATGAGACTATTATAAAAGCAATAGAAAAAGTAAACAAAGAAAAAACAGATACAACCTTGATTATATACAAATTAAACAAATGAATATAGGTTATTTTCTGATTATAGTAAAGTTATAAACGAAATACCGCATAAATACTGGATTTCCGGCCTACCGTTCTTAAATTGTTGTTTTTTCGTAGAAAAATGTGTACACTATAAATGAGATACCGATAACAAATTAACGATAAGGAGTATATATGAAAAAGGGAACGAACCGCCCAAAAGACAGACTAAATACATTAACAAATAAACATACAGAAGATATCGAAATAGTGACAAACCAAACCGAAGAACTGCCACCGGCCGACCTCCGGACGGGTGAGGATGTCCAAAAGGAGTATGAACGAATAGCCGTTCAGCAGTTATCTATATTCCGTGAACAGTATCCCGACAAGATGAAGAAGCCCCCGTGTACATGGTTTAATGCTTTACTATTACGTATAAAAAAGAACGCTATTCCGTTAGATAGAAATAATCCTGACCAGATCCGCGGGGCCTGGGAATTTTACAAGCAACTTGCCTACGAATGTGAAATCTTCCCTACAATAGAAGCATTTTCTAATTTGACGGGAATCTATAAAGAGGATTTAAGGAGGCGCGGAAGTAAAGGGTTTTTCGACTTAAACTTGACGTTATACCGTGATTCAAAGAACGCAATTTTGGATCAAGTTGCAACAAATCCGTACACGCAAATTAATAAAATATTTCTACTAAAAAGCGTGTACGGTTATACAGAGAACAACACACAAAAAAACGAACAGCAAATCGATCAGGTGCCAGACATTGACGATATACCGTTGTTTGGTTTGGAAGACAAAAAGAAAAGCTAGTAATTATCACGTTTTCGGGTTCGCAAAATGAGCAAAAAGCGAACTTTTGCAGCCCTTCTGAGATCCTCCTGGGAATGTTTAACAATTCTTTCGCCCAGGGGGAGGAGGGGTTTGAGAGGCGAAGTTATAGTGTGTGTGGTTACCCCCGTCTTCGCCCAAAAAATAAAAGGAGGCCAAATGGGAAGTAGCAAAACAAGGCTAAAGACGATAAGGATAAGGAATAAATGTGCAGATTTTTTCGAGGACAGGCCGCTAAATTACTATGTAGAGTGGCTGTATGAGAGTATAGAGCTAGGGGATATTATAGAGGGGGAGTGGGGATTAGAGATAGGGAGAGAGATAAGTTTAAGGGGGTTAAAGATGGCATGTAAAAGGACAGGAGACAAGCCAAAAGATGTGATAGAGAGGGTAACGATGGAGCTAAATAGGAAGGCGGATGAGGAGGAAAAGGAGTATTGGGGGGTATACATGGATGGCGAAAATACGGGGTTTATACAAAGGGGGCAAAAAAGGGGTAAAAAATAGCCACAACCCTAGTATTTATCTATGTTAACATGGAATTCAAAAAAGTGAATAGAAAAAGTAAGCGAAATTACAATAAAGCCAGTGTTTATCTATGTTAACATGGATTATTGTATAACACCTGTTATTTAAGAGAAAAAGCATGCTTTTAATGATAAAAAATGGGAAATTAACAACAATGACGTAGCAAAAGTGGCATAACACTAGATTCTATCTATGTTAACACAAGATTGGAGGTATTATATGTCAGAATTCAAAAGTGTAGGTGCAAGAGTAACAGAGAAAGAGTTTGAACAGATGGAATTATATGCAGCAACTCATAACATGACAGTTGCAGCGGTAACAAAGTTATGTCTCAGGAGTCTAATTTATGGGGAGATGGACATCATAAAAGGGGAATTAGTTCCGCATATGGAATGTAAGGAAGAGACGAGTGAAAAAATAAAAGAAGAATATGATTTTAAAGGGATTGTAAAGGCATTTGAGAAGAAGAGGTATACTCCAAATGCGATAAAAGCTTCTATTGAGTCGATAGAGAGTCAGATTTTAGATGGTCCAAATTATAAAGAAAGAAATGACTGGGGATGCTAGCTAAGGTATAATAGAAATAAAAAAGGGGGCCATATGAAGAATACGATTACTGATTTAAATAATCATCTGTTTGAGCAGTTAGAGAGGCTAAATGATGAAGAGATTACAGGGAAAGAGCTTGAACAGGAAATAAAGAGGGCAGAGGGCATAGTAAAAGTTTCTAACCAGATAATAATGAATGCGGAGTTAGCTTATAAAGTTTCCGTTCTAAAGACACCGAACGTACCGGAGATGTTGGAGATAAAAAAATGAGAAAAGTGATGAAAGACGAGGTAAAAACCTTTATAAAGGAGAATTACTTGCTTAAGTCAGACTTGCAGCTTTTATATTTGATAGAGGAAAAGTTTGGAGAGACACTAACTGTAACGGCGATAAAATCATATAGAATCAGGAATAACCTTAAGAAAACGAATAAATGTAAAGCTTTAATGGATATGGATGAAAAGATAGTAATTGATTACCTTAAAAAGCATGTAGAAGGGAAATCAAACTTAGAATTGATGCGGATGGTAAACAAAGAGTTCAATCTAAACTTTACATTTGAGCAGTTTAAGGATTTTAAATCAAGAAGAGGACTTACCAGTGGGAAAAGAGGATGGCATAGGGTAGGAAATCCACCAGGAAATAAAGGACATAAGATGACGGAGTACACGACAGAGGAAAAATTAGAGAATAGCCGAAAAAATCAGTTTAAGAAAGGTGAAAAACCGCATAATTATGTCCCTGTAGGAACTATTTCAAGAAATTCCTATAATCAATTAAGGATAAAAGTTGATGATACTACATGGGAGACTTATTCTAGGTACATTTGGGAGAAAGAAGTTGGAGAAATTCCAGAGGGAATGAAAATTGCTTATAAAGATGGGAACGTTGAGAACTGTTCTATCGACAATTTGATGTTAGTAAGTCAAAGTGAACTAATGTCGCTAAATCATAGAGGTTTTAGAAGCTCATGTGCTAAATTAACAGAGGCAGGATTAGCTTCTGTTAGATTAGAAAACAGAGTAAACGAGTTAAAGAAAGGGGATAAATGACTGATTTATTAACGATTGCAGAGGCGCGTATTGCTGAAAAGCAGGTGCAAGAGATTGAGAAGGTAAAACAGAGGCTTGAAGCTGACAGAGATGTTTTGAAACAGGCCATAGAGCTTGTTAATTCACATACTTTGTATAAAAAGGTGGAAACCTATAGATATTGTTATAAGTACGTGCTTGTGACTGAGGATATGCTAAAAGCTGATTACCTTAAAGAGTCTAAGTATGGTTGGCAACGCGGAATAAAATTTAAAAAAGGTGATTCTTCAAAAAGTTGGAATACTGGGATTTTAGAGGTTAACGGAGAAACCTATTACGATATTAGATTTGCCTTAAATGCCTATGAAAAAGATGTAACTGCAAGGGAATATGAGATAGGTCATTTGCAGGATAAAATAAATGAACTCAAAAAAGAGATTGAACAGCTTAACAATGATTTTCCGTCCCTAAAGGAAGCTATTGAGGAGTGGATGGCATACCAGGAGGAGCAAAAGAAGAATGAAGAATGAGATTCTTGAGCTAATATCTGTTTTTTTAGAGGATAGAGGATATAAAGTTGATTATGACGATGGAGCTATTTACGTGGATAATTTGAGGATTTTAGTAGAAGAGGATAAGTAATGACAAAAACAGTATGTGATATTTGCGGTAAAGATATGCCTTTAGAAATATATTCAAGATCAATTAAAAATTATAAATTTTGTATATCAAGTTATGGAAAAGTATGGGATATATGTAATGAGTGCAGGGAGGAACTTAATAACTGGATGAAAAAACGAAAGGCAGAAAATGTAGAAAATGAAGAATAGTTTCTCAATTATGTATATCAATGGGAAGTATTATACGTATTCGGTTACGTGTGTAAATGGAAAAGTATATGTTGATATAAATGTAATGTAAAAGTGATACATAAGGGGGCTTTATGAGCAGAGCAATAACAGTTACATTCGATAAAACAGAAGAAGATATACCTTGTTTATGCGTTACTAGGCAGGTTTTTAGCTTATGTGGGAATGAAATATATGTTGATAAGGTTATCACAGGTGAAAAAGCTGAGAGATTATGGGATGAGCTAACAAAGTCTAAAGCTGATAGATGTGAGGTTAAGTAATGGGAGAAAGAAATCCGTTTGAGTTAGATGATTTTACTTTTGATTTGCTTAGAGTGTTCATAAAACATGGACTTGGCAACATGAAATTGTATGAAACTATATGTTTTCAGTGTCAGTTATGTGACGAAACTGCACTTATGACGTTGGCAGAGTTTTATGAGAAGTGTATTCCGAGTGAGTTTGCATTATGGAGAAAGGGAAATAAGACTTTGACATTCTCTGATTGGTTGGATGAGAACTGGGAAGAAGGTAATTTGTGTCCGCCACCTTTACCAGCACAAGAAGCTTTGTATTTCTTGCATGATTATCTGCTAGAGGGGTGGTATTCTACAATGCCTATGAGTACGGAGCAGGTAAACACTGAAATGGTGGATATGATATTGCAAAAACATTCAAAAAAATACAGGAAAGAGCTAAAAGAAAGACAGAAAAATGATAAAACGTGAGGATGTTTTAGAGATTGATTTTAACCGTATCTGTTCTACATATACTAGACCAGCGGAGCATATTTATAATCTTATAGAGAGCATTCCTGAGCAGAAAGTAGTACCTGAGAGAGAGGTTTACAAGCTTGTAGGTGCGATTCTAGCTGAGATTGATTCAGATAATAGGGGTAGTGCTGATTATTTCATTGTAGACAGGATTGAGGAGATTGTTGAAAGGTGGTTAAACCGTGACAAATGAGCAATATTCGACTGCTAAAAAACTTAAGTCAGACATTGATACGCTAGAAAAAATTTACACTGAGATTAAGGTGAACCATGGTCAAACAGGGCCTATTAAAAGTGTTATTTTGCGGATTGATTTTGAAGAGTTTGTCCATGAGGAAATTATTAAGCTTAATAAGGAATTTGAGAAACTATAAAATGTATTCGGATGACTTTTTTTACTTCCAAAATTGATAAGTACTAGTCAGAAACGAGGAAAACATGAGTTTGCATATTACAGACAAGGAAGCACAAAAACTATTCAATAAACTTGAATATAAAGGCTGTAAAAACTGTCAGCATCAAATAGCACCATTAAGGATGTGCAAATGGGCTGAACAAGGTGGTGATGGACGCATACATTTGATTTGTCCTATGTGGGATAAAAGAGGTTAAAGAGAATGAGAACTATAAGCGAATGGAACAAATATCTCGAAGATTTAAAAACATTAAGAGATAAGATTTACGAGGGTACAAAAACTACAGATGGATTATGTATACAGTTGTCAATGGAAGATTGTGATATTATATGGGAACTGTTAAGTAGTGAAGCAGATGAGGTTTTTAACACTCCATTAGAGTTTTATATGAGGGATAATGAAAATTATGATTGATGAAGCGATTAAAACAGAAGAAAATATAGCAGAAGAAAATCAAAGAGTTGTTGATACTGGTATTGTATTTGACGACGTGACAATTGATATGCTCTACTGTGATGATACCGAAGTGATAGAGGAACATTTAGCAAATTATCAGAGGCGTGCCGAAGAACACAGGCAACTTGCAGAATGGCTGAAAGAACTGAAAAGCTTAAAAGAGAAAGACGAACCTAAAGCAGTACGTTATGAGGGTGACGGATACGCAGATGGTGAAATGGTTTATGACATGGCATTTTGCCCTAACTGTGAGCATGAATTTGAAGAGGACTCAGAAAATTGGATGTGTGATTTTTGTCCTAACTGCGGTCAGAGATTGAGGTGGGAAGAATGACAAAAGGAATGATTGTTAATATATGCGGAATACCACACAAAGTAATTGAGTGCGAAGACAACTTTAATGTTGATACACATTTCGGTCAGATAGATTATAAGGCTTGCGAAATCAGAATTAACAAAGATATGTCACAAGAAAGCAAGGACGAAACACTTTGCCATGAGATGCTACATGGAATATTAGTTCACCTTGGATATAATGATTATTCGCAGGACGAACAATTAGTGCAAGCACTTGGAAACGCCATATATCAAGGATTCAGCATTAAGGCAGAGAGTGAGGAAACATGAGTGGAGGAGATTATAGCTATATATATAGCAAGTTATCAATGGAATGTGAAGGCAGAATGTATGACGCTGAAATGAATGATTTAATTAAAGATTTGTGCGAAGTTTTGCATGACCTTGAATGGTGGCAAAGTGGGGATACTTCAGAAGAACGTTATAGAAATACACTTACGAAGTTTAAGGCTAAGTGGTTTAAGGGTGACAGGCAGGAACGCTTGAAAGGATATATAGATGAGCAAATAGGCATTGTGAGAAGTCAGCTATATTCCTTGATAGGCGAGCCACAGGAAAGCGAGGAAACAGAGCCATGATAGAAATTATAAGTCAAGGAAAAAGTCTAAGCGAAGCAAGAGTAAAGTGTACGGTGGCAAAAATATTACTTACAGAACTATTACCCGCAGAAAAGATATCAGCAGATACGACTGTCAAATTGTTAAATGCTATCGGCGGTATAGGTATAGTAGAAAGTGAGGATAAGGAATGAAAAATAATGTACCTAATTATCCGCTGATGGTAATGATTGTTCTATTAGAAGGTTTCTTGTTTGGGCTAATCGTAGAAGCAATGAGGTGAGTAAGAATGAAAGATAATATCTATTGGCACATATTCAGCAGATTAAAGAAAAAACATCCGAAATGGAGCAAAAAGCAAGTTGGAATGTTTGCGTACAAAGCGAGGAATAAGAAATGACAGAATACACATTTGAAAACAATGCACTCTATAGATATATACCTATTGATGCTAACACAACAAAAAGGGAATTAGTTATTACAAAAGATGAATTTCTCATGTGCTACATAAAGTGGATATGCCCTGAACTGCTAAATCACTAATTGGAAAAGTTAAAGAAGAACATTGAAGATAAGGTTTATAATATATCTGCATATAACGAATGTTTAGATTGCGATGTTATAGATTATGAGGATGTAAATGAAATTATTCAAGAAAAAATCAATGCACTAAAGGAGAATAAAGATGGGAAGAAGTAATTTAATACCGATTACAAGAATCTATGACATTTATCCTAAATACACATACAGTGATGATGTTAAAAAATTCATGGATGAAATTGTAGATATTGACCGAGTCAATGTTTACACGAAAGATGAAATAATAACTATGCTTACAGATTTGGAGTTGGACATTGAGGAAAAGGAAAGCGATTACAAAGATAAGTTTATGCAAAGGTCTAATATAATACATGAAACCGCTATGAATGGAAGAATGTTCGGTTGTGGAGAATGTAAAAACCTAATCCAGAAGAAAATTGATGCTTTAAATATGGAGAATACCCGAAAATAGAATGAAAACATTAAAATATTGCCCTTATTGTGGTAAAGAAATCGAGGTAGAAGAATGACAAGAGAAGAAATCATAGCAGATGAAAGATACCATACTTGCGGAAGGTGCAGATGGGGAGATTTAAACGAAGATTTATACCCATGTAATAAATGTATTCACGGTGTTGATAAACGAGAGGATTTTTGGCAGTACGCAGAAAGTGGGGATAATGAATGAGTTTTGATAAGGAATGGGAAGTTGAAGCCACTATTGAGATTAAAACATCATTTTTTTGCGACACAAAGGAAGAAGCGGAGAAAGAAGCACATAAATATTTATCAGAATTATGCCAAGGCTTATACCCCGATTGTTGTTCAAATAGCTACGAGATTGAGGATATATATAGCTATACAGAAGATAGTCAAGGTTAGTCAAGGTTAGTCAAGGATTTAGTCAAGAAAGCGAGGATAAGGAATGAGAATTGAAAAAACAGAAACATTTATCGAACACGATATTATCATGGATGGTACGAAGGTAGGCAATGTGGAACTTTGCCCTGAAGTAATGAGATAGCAAGGCTAGTTATCTTTGAGCCGTATCAAAACCAAGGTTATGGAACATATGTTGTAAAGAAACTGTTAGCACAAGGGTATAAGTCCTTATGGGTGCGTTCTGATAATCCAAGGGCAATTCATGTTTATGAAAAGTGTGGATTTAAAAAGGGTAACACATATATGTTCGAAATGGTAGCGGACAAGGCAGAAAGTGAGGAAGAGTAATGATAGTCAATATATGTGGAATACCCCACAAAGTAATTGAGTGCGAGGACAACTTTAATGTTGATACGCACTTTGGTCAGATAGATTATAAAGACTGCGAAATTCGTATTAACAAGAATATGACTGAGGAAAGCAAAAAAGAAACTATCTGCCATGAAATGGTACATGGAATATTAGTTCACCTTGGATATAATGATTATTCGCAGGACGAACAATTAGTGCAAGCACTTGGAAATGCAATATATCAAGGATTCAGCATTAAGGCAGAAAGTGAGGATAAATGATAGTTAGAGTAATAAAAGATATACTTATCATCCTTTACATCCTGGTTATGCCTATGTGGTTAATGGAATTGTTAGGAATTGATAAATATTTTGTAGAAAGTGAGGAAACATGATACAGATAGATGATTTTGATTTACCGATTACAGTAGCGGAAAAGATTATTGGTGCTACTAAAAATGTTCTTGCGAGTCCGTTAGATAAAGCGGCATATAAAGCTTTTACAGGAAAAGAAATTGGCGAAACAGTAAGTAGAGATATGTTTGAACTGGAAGAAATTAAAGAAATAGCTGATTACTTAATGGTTTACTATCAAGCACATATCAACGGAGATTGAAGATTAAGGGAAGCAGAAAGTGAGGATGAGGAATGAATATGGATTATTCTAAAGTCTTTGAATTGCTAAACCAAGATGCAGAAAAGGAAAGAAATAAAAAGGCTGATGTTAAACAGCAATTATTAGATAAATTATCAGAAGAACCTCTAATGGTATTATCAACTGCTTATGCCTATGCTAAGAATTATGTGATCTATGGAGAAGATATAACAAAAGCATGGACTACAGCAGTACAACAAGCATCGATATTAGAACAGGTTAAACTAAAAGCGCAAACAGAAGCCTATGATTCTTTTAAGAAAGATTACGAAAACCGCTTAAAGACTGAAATGGCAGCTATGCTAGACAAGATAAAAGCTGAAATAGAGGAAGAAAAGGAACATGCTTATGCAGATTTTGAGAGGTACAAAGTAGAGTATTTAGGACAAGAGTGGGAAGATGCTTTAGACAGTTTGCCAATAGACGATTTTAGGTATGGCATGGAAAGAACAATCGAGATTATTGACAAGTACAATAATAGTGAAGGATAAAATAATGGCAGATATAGAGTTAGTAATTGACATACCTGAAGAAACATATATTTATTTGCGCAATGGTGGAACTATTGGGGCGTCATTAATGATTGAGAACGCAATCAAGAATGGTACACCACTTCCTAAAGGACATGGAGATTTAAAGGATATAAGCAAGATTGATTATCAGCCTGGTTGTTTTGTTTCATCTGAAGGAGAACCAATACCAATAATACACAAAATTGCAACTATTGAAATGATACGAGACTGGTTGCCAACAATCATAGAAGCAGATACGGGAAAGTGAGGATAAGGAATGATTGAGATAATAAAGCGCGGAACAAAACAACATCGGATATGTAGTGCGTGTGGTTGTGAGTTTACATTTGAAAAAGAGGATATAAAACGAGAGGATACGGACGGTTACAAGGGATTCCGAGATTTCGTGCAGTGTCCACAGTGCTATGAGAAAGTTATTTTGCAGCAGATTAGATAATGATAAGTCAGAAAGTAGGAATGAAATGACAAATGGAGAAAAAATAAAAGAAACATTTCCGCAAGCAGAAATAATACCACAGTATGTTACTGATATAGGGCTAATAGGATATGACGTATGCATAGACGGAGAAACTTATTTTTCTAAGGAGTGGTGGGACATGGAATATCAAGAGCCAGTTACTAATTTAGAATCTGCTGAGGTCCTCGACAAATACAAATCAGAAAGTGAGAAAATATGAATGAGTTTTTAGAAAGATATTATACAGTGCAACCTATTAAACCGGATGAAAACTATTTTTACGCTTGTGAATATATGGCACTAACAGAGATGTATGCAAGAAGTCTTACTACTAAACGGTGTGAGTATGATAAGACAGAAGCTGATATAGATGATACTAAGTGGCATAGAGAGTTTTTCAATGAATATAATAGGTCTATTAGATATAAATATATAGAAATATGGCCAGAGATTAGGGAAGTAATAAAAAACATGGCAATTATACTGCTCAAATGTGGATAGATGAGTATTACAGACTTAAAGATTGTTTTGAAAGATATTGAAGCAAAGAAAGAGGTAAGAAGTGTTAGTAAGTATTACAAATAAGTGTCGAATGGGATGTTCTCACTGTATGGATGATGCAAGAGCTGATAGTGAGGAATTTATGACGTTAGATATGTTTAAAAAGGCTGTTGAGTTTAATTTTAAGCATGATTTTTCGCTAACAATTACTGGTGGGGAACCAACAGAACATCCTTTGTTTTGGAATTTTATGGACATTGTTGCTGATTATGCAAGCAAAACTAATGTAGTATCGGTCATATCAAACGGAATGAATTTTAGCAATGAAGATATTCCTAAAATCAGAAAATTAAATCAAAAAAGTAAAGCTACTATTTGTTGGCAAATAACGTCAGATAGTAGATATTATCCAATTAAAATTGATTTATCACAGAAAGTATTTAGGAAATGTGGCTTTTTTGTGTGTGAACATATTGAAAAACTAGATCCTATGGGTAGAGCACTAAATCATCCTGAGTGGAATTTTACCCAGATTGCTCCTCATTGTTTTAATTTTAGGTCAATTGTCAGAACCAATGGAAAAGAAAAGGGTTTTGCTGAAAGTGTTTTGATGTTAAGAGGCAGACAAAAATTCTGTACACCACAAATATCTTTTGATGGGATGCTAAAACTTGGAGAATCGACTTTGTGTCCTGCTGTTTGTTCTATAGAAGAGAGCGAAAAAGAGATAGTGTCTAGGATAATAGATTTTCGTTGTAGTAAATGTAATCGAGTTTTAAATAAATTACCAGATGCGTATAAGAAAGCAATAGGGGAATGATTTATGGGTGAGTTGAATAGAAGGCTCGAATTAGAAGGCGGAGAGCTTAGAGAGATTTCTTGTGAGGAATACAAGGCTAGAATGGAAAAACTGATAGAAGAGAAAGGATTCTACGGTGCTGTTGAAAGTATATGTGATTTAATCAATGAAGAGTATGCTTTGCCTTGTGATTATTTGACTTGTAGAGGCCTACAGGAATGTTTAAGCGACATTTTGTTTCTAGTGGAGTTAAGAGAGAATGACAAATAAAGAATGGTATTCAATTGGGATCTATAATGGGAAAAGCCTTCTTGAGTGGGCGAAGATATGGTTTAAGACAGATAACGACACGTTCTTCAAGATATATGGTTTTAATTTCAATCCGCATAAATATCCAGGACTATACGAGGTTGCAAGAAAAGAAATTGATGATGAAATAAATCTGGATGAAAAGCTTTATTTTAAGGATTTGGGGTGAGAATTCTAGGTTGTTTGCTTCCAAATAGTTCACAAAAAATAAGAATTTTTGATGCGACAAGGGAGAAAAATATGAAATTTCTAGTGAGTATCTTGTTATCAGCAGCAATTATTCCAGAAGTAGGGACAGCACATTTACCACCAACAGTTATTTTGGACGAAGATTTTTCGACAGACGTTGATGATGTATTAGCTGTCAGAATGGCAACCAAAGCAGACAAGTTAGGTTATATTAATCTAGCTTGTGTTGGTTTGTCATGTAGCAATTACAATGCGAGCAGAGCTATGCATGGGCTTCTTTCGTATGATGGGTATTCTGATATACCTATTGGGACATGTTCTGAGGAAAATGTTCAAACCAATGATTATTGGGGCGAGCTATGGGGATATGGAGACGAAAACACACTTATTCAGTACAATTCAGTAGAACTCTATAAGAATGTTCTTTCTAAATCAGACACAAAAGTTAAGATTGTAACTACAGGATATCTTTATAACGTAGCTAATTTATTGAAAGATAAAGATGGTTATGAACTTGTAAAAACAAAATGTGATTCCATATGGATTACTGGTGGTAGTTGGAAATCAGGGATGGATAACAATTTCTACGCTATGCCTAAATCAGCGGAAGCAATCAGGTATGTTATTAATCATAGTCCTGTTCCTCTTGTATTTTCGACAAGCAATACAATGTCTATCAAAGAAGAGTATAGATGTATTATGACAGGAGATACTTTGAATTCTTCAGATCCGGTGGCTAAAGCGTTAAAAAAGTACGGACAGGTCCATAATTTTAATATGGAGAATGGATATTATAGTTGGGATAATGTATGTGTATTTGCTGCATGTTATCCTTTTGAAATAAATCAGATGCATTTGACTCCATGCAATATTTATGTTGCTCCAAATGGTGCTAATACGTTTGATTTAGAAGGAAATTTTAATTGCCAGGTCATAGAACGTAATAGCAACGATTTAACTTGGTATGAGGATGTTATTAACTCGTATATGAATTAAAATAGAGTTAGAATCGAGTTAAAACTTAATTACAAGCTAAAAAGTTACTTTTCGGAAAAAACAAAATAGGAGACTTTTGAAGCACATGATTAGAAAGGTAAAAAACCGAAGGCAAGTGCATCGTGGATGCGTTCTTATGGACGATAAAGAAAATAGATATTTAGTACTTGAGGTTAATTTGTTTAAGGGGTCTATAACTGTTTTGGATAGCAAGTTTAATATTGTTGCTATTGGGATTAAATGGATAGGAAATTATTATATTCTTCTTGAGGATGAAGTTGATATGGATGCAATGAGAGAATTAATGGGATTCGGAAAGGTGGAAAAATTATGAAAAAAGTTTTTGCAACATTACTAATCTGTGGATGTCTTTTAACTGGATGCTCCGAAGCGGATAGGGTATCTTATAACATAAGCCGAGAAGCAGACGAATTTAACACATTAAGGCAGATAACAGTTCTTAATTGTATTCAGGGCGATGTTCTGTTTCAAATGACGGGTAAAATGTCAATAACCGCTGACACTCAAGATAATCAGTTGGAAATTACAGTTAAGGATGAAAAAGGAAATTTTAAAAAACATTTCATTGGATTATCTGACAATGTAACTTATGTTGTGGAAGATATTACAGATAATGCAGATGTTTCAGAATACCATTATGAGCTTGTTTTCAATCCCAAAATGTGGTTGCCAGTTGATGTTAAACTTGGCAAATGATGTTTTTGTGGTATAATTAATATACTTGATTTTGCTAAGATCAAGTCCCATAGAAGAGGTTTCCCACTGTACCTTAAACAGTGGTTTTTGTATGCAAAAAAGCTAGTACCTTATAGATACTAGCTTCTTCTTGAAAAGAGATTCACATGAGTAATAAAAATCTAAATATATTATATCACGTTTATCTCAAAGCGAAATAAAAATATGTTGATGTAGTGTAAACAATATGATAATATGGGTATTGGAAGGAGGCATGATGGGTAAGAAAAAGAATAAAAAAAGCATTAAAAAGATTCTGAAAATAATGAAATAGTTACCAATTTTCTTTTAGCGATAGGAGCATTGATAGCGTCAATTTCAGAACTTATAAAAATCCTTAAGTAAATTCTATCATTGTTAGGAACATTCTTCAAGTAGTGTTCCTAACTACTCATCAATTTAACTTAATGAAAAAAACTACACCTATTTTTCTTGCTTCTGCATGGATTTTACACTATATGAATAGAAATTTATTTAGTAGTGCAATTTTATTTAGTGCAGGTATGATAATGTTAACAGAGTCTATAAAAGATTTCAGAAAGTTAAGGAAGAAATCTCACTAATACCCACGGGCAAGCCCGTGGGGTTGTCTGACAACCCGGAGTGAGTAGCCTGAGTGAAGCCTATTGGCTGAACTACGTTAAGAGAGAATATATAGTTACCTACGGATGTCGTACCAAGTCTGTAGCTCTAAGGTCTGTGATTAAACAGTCCTGTGGTATAGGGACAGTGTTGCTGATACAAAACCTCTCATTAACATTGGCGATGGTACACTAACCGCTCTTCGGAGCGAGTAATTAAACCTTTATGGTTTTGGAAAGGGGAATACGTAATGGTTTACGTACTTGATCAAAACGGACAGCCTTTAATGCCTACGGAAAACCATGCTAAAGTGCGTGTTCTTCTAAGGCAAGGTAAGGCAAAAGTAATAAAGAAATGTCCGTTTACAATACATCTGTTATATGGTAGTACAAACTACACACAAAAAGTGACTTTGGGTGTAGACAGTGGAAGCAAGCATATCGGTATTTCAGCAACTACAAAAGACAAAGTTCTTTACGAGGCCGATGTGGAACTTCGGAGTGATATTGTGGATCTGCTTTCTACCCGTAGGGAATTAAGAAGTTTAAGACGTAATCACAAGACCCGTTACCGCAAACCACGATTCGATAACCGCAAACGTAAAGACGGATGGTTAGCACCTTCAGTAAGGCAGAAAGTAGATTCTCACTTAACGATGATAGCAAAAGTACATAAGATACTTCCAATATCAAATATCGTAGTAGAAGTAGCCTCTTTCGATATACAGAAGATCAAAAATCCAACTGTCAGCGGTACAGACTATCAGCAGGGTGAACAGCTAGGCTTTTGGAACGTCAGGGAATATGTTTTATTCCGTGATGGTCATGTATGCCAATGCTGCAAAGGCAAGTCCAAGGATAAGATCTTAAATGTTCATCATATAGAAAGCCGTAAGACTGGTGGCGATGCACCCAACAACCTCATAACGTTGTGCGAGACCTGCCACAAGGGTTATCACAAAGGAACAGTAAAACTTCCCAAGGCGATACACAGAGGGATGTCATTCAAGGATGCTGCGTTCATGGGTATCATGCGATGGGCTTTGTATGAGAAACTTAAGACCATATACCCGGACGTAAGGCCTACATACGGATACATCACTAAGAATACACGTATAGAAAACAATTTATCAAAAGACCATTATGTAGATGCTCGTTGTATCAGCGGCAATCATAATGCAGTCAGCAATGGCGAGGTTTTCTATTATAAGAAAGTCCGCTGTCATAACAGACAGATACATAAAAACACTATTCTTAAAGGTGGATATCGAAAACGTAATCAGGCCCCATACGAAGTAAAAGGGTTCAGATTATATGATAAAGTCCTTGTTAAAGGACAGATAGCTTTTGTTTTTGGCAGACGAACTGATGGGAGATTTGCTATCCGCAAATTCGACGGAACCAAGATTAATGAGCAAATGTCATACAAAAAGATTAGACTTATAGAACCACGAAAAAATTTCATTTGTGAAAGGAGGACGCCGCTCCTCATCGGGGCAAGCCCCGACGTTCCCGCGGCTGTTTAAGTTTATGGCAAATAAAAACACTATTAGAGTAGATAGATACCAAAAGAAAGTTGGATATAAGACTAAAAGCTTCAAACTTAAAGGTGACATCGCTGAAAGATTTGCTGAAGCATGTGATAAAACTGGAGTTGGACAAGCTGCAACTATAACGGCACTTATGGAAAAATTTGTGTCGGATAATTCTTGAAAACAAATTTTCTCAAGCTCTTCAGGAAGTGCTTAGAGAAAAATACAATATAGGCACTGAAAACACAAAAAAATCGGCAAATATATAGCCGATTTTTTGCGTATACTCTTTTAAAGGAAACAAGTTACAAAAATATTATAGCATTAATCCGATTGCACTGAAATTAACCAGTGCGTTGTTTGTAACTGTTAAACACTTAAGTATATACTTAAGTAAGTTAACGGTTATACGTAAGTATATCAGATAAAAAAAATAAAATAAAGGGGATAATGGGAAATGGATAAGTTTTTTTCTCAAGAAAGATGCGATAGGTGTGGAAAGAAGCTTAATAGTGGCAGGATAATGTCAATGTTCAACAAGGATTGCATATGTATGGAGTGTAAAGAAAAGGAAAAGAATGATCCTAGATACCACAAAGCTGTGGAAGCTGTCAGGGATATGGAAGCTAGAGGTTATCGTAATTTTGAGGGAATTGGATATTAATTTGACTAGTGGTTTTTACATGAATTAATTTAATTTAGGATATTAAATTGCCGATTGTCAGATGATTCTTGAAAATTCAAAAAAGGATAATTAATAGCTTGCATTAATAGGAATTGTCAGAGTATAATTATATCAATCGAATACGTGAATAAAAAAAGAAAAGCTCTCGCGGGATTGCCGTCCTACAAGAGCCAATTGCTTAAAAGCAACGCACCTGCTTTAGCAACATTTCTTGAAAGGATTATATTATAGATAAGAAGTTTTTTCAAGAGTTTTTGCTAAAAATATGGTAGAAATTGCTATTGTGGCAATTTCTATTTTTTATTTTGATAACTTTATGAACGGCAAAGGCGAAGGACTAAACCTCTACGATATCGGACAGTGGTTAATCACACTTAAGATACGCATTGATGACCGTTAAAGGGTGTCGTTGTGTCGCTGCCTTCCGTTACTAATAGCGGAAAAATTAGATAAGACAAGCTTTGTCAAGAAGCGGTGTGCCTGTCCTCATCTCCGTGTGTAAAAGCACGAAAAGGGGGTTGCGTGGTGGTTGATAACCAAGGATGTTTTAAGATGAGACCTTGATCCTGAGCGAAAGCGAAACACGTATCAGATAGTAATATCTGAAGGTTGAAGCATGGTGAAGAGTCGGCTCCGACTGGACTAAAATTCAATCTATCCTTCTACCATCATTTGTATTATAGTTGATGGTAGGGGGATAGAGTTTTCGCGGCTCGAATCTCACCAACTGGACTATAAGAGTGCTCCGGAAATGTCAAGACAAAATTAAAAGATTTCTAAGCGAAACTCGTAGGGGTAAGAGAAAGAGAAAGGAGTATATATGGGAAAGTATAGTGGCTTTTTGTCAACAGATGAAGTATGTAAAGAAGAAATAAAAGAACTAAAAGAGATATTAAAGACGTATCATGTATTACCTGGAGATATTGAAGAAATAGAGGGGATGATTAAAAATCCGTATTATATGCTTAGGCAAAGTTATCAGATGTCTAATGCATTAGAGAATTATATTAAAGATGAGCTTGGTGAGGACGCGCTAAAAGATTTCTTTTCAAAATTTGTAACCAGAAGGAAAGAACCTGGTGAACATTTGGCTGCTTATATAAAAGACCTCGAAAATAGAGTGTTGGAAGAGATGGAAAGAGAAAATAGATTTACGAGGATAAAATAATGGACAAATTCACTCATGAATATTGTGAAGATAGCAGGGTAAAAGTTTTTGTTAATAGTTCTTTGTGGAAAGCGATATTAAAATATTTTTTTAGGGATCCTTCTGAGGAATTGTTTAACGATATAAAAAGAAGGATTATAGATTATGTAAAGGTGAGGATTAAAAAGCAAACATTTAAAACTCCATCAACAGAGGTTATTCTAGCTGATATTAAAAGACAGTTTCTTAAACCACCTAAAGACAAGCCTATTACAAGCGATATTGAGAATGTTACTGTATGTAAATATTATGATGTTAGATCATATCTTACAGAGTATTTTAATAGAGCATATGATAATGATGAGGTAATTTTTGTATATAGAGTGGATAATAAGAACGTCGCAATAATAAATATAAACAGGCTTAACGATTTAGAGAACAGGTTGAATGCAGCTTTAAAAGAACTTGAAGAACTAAAAGCTGAGCCTAAAGAGAAAAAGAAATCTAAGAAGGAAATCGAACTTTGGAATATTCCAGTAAAAGGAGACGAAAATACTTGATTGCGAAAATAAATTATTGTAATATAGTAATAAGGTGATGGTGCACACTCTTTTTACCTCGACTTTCATTTTACGGTGTTTCTCTTGTGCTAAATATATCCCATGAAAAGCAACTAACTTGTGCCAGTTAGTTGCTTTTTTAGTGTACAAAAAAAAAGAACCAGGGGGGAATCTCTGATTCTTTTTCATTCAATGCAGCTCGTACAGATTCTGTTTAGCTACTATTTAATTGTATTTCACATACATCAATATGTCAATATAAGGGTTTTTAATCGTATTTATAGGTTTTTAATTGTATTTAAAGGTGTTTAGTCATTATTTATGCATAGAGAAAGACTGATTCTTGGAGATATCAGTCTTTCTTTATATGTTTTCGTTTTTTTCGCTATGAAAGGGTTTGGGTTAGTGACAATATTATTATTGCACATAAACGATATTTCATCAAATGTTTCTTTATAAACTGGTTGTTGACTTTTGAAAACGATTTGCAGTATAATTACTTTGTAATTATAACAAAAGGTGGTTAAACACATGAAATTCGAATGGGATGAAGTCAAAAATCAAAAAAATATAGTAAAACATGGAGTATCATTTGAAGAGTCCAAAACTGTGTTTTTTGATGAGCAAGCGTTGTTGGAATATGATGAAATTCATTCAGAGAATGAGGACCGTTTTCGTATTCTAGGATGTAGTGATGGTGGAAATATACTTCTTGTAGTATATTGTGTTCGAGTAGGATCAATAATTCGCATAATTTCATCAAGAAAAGCTACTGATTATGAAAAAAAAGGTTATGAAAGGAATATTGTACTATGAAAGAAAATGATGAATTTTTAGAAAAGGAATTTAATTTTGACAAAGCCATAAAAAATCCATATGCTAAAGAATTAAAAAAGCAGATTACCATAAGGATTCCATTTAATGTAATTGATTATTTTAAAAACGAATCCCATGAAACTGGTGTTCCTTACCAGACACTGATTAACTTATATTTAATTAACTGCGTTAAAGAAAAGAAAAAATTTAATATGAACTGGGTATAAAGAAAAAGACTAGCTGCTAACTATACGACGGTTAGAAATAATTTGAAAGATTATTGTGACAAGGCAACATGTCAATGACCCATCACTAAAGTGACGGGCTTGTGTTTAAGCTACTACATAGTGGCATCAAGCCCGATATTGACTAGCCTAAGTTCTGTGAGAACTACGTTACCTACAAATATATAGTCACCTACGGATGTAGTACCAAGTCTGTAGCTCTGAGGTATGTAATTAAAAGTCCTGTTGGGTAGGGACGGTGTTACATGTATAAAACTGTAGGATAACATTGGCGATGGTACACTAACCACTCTACAGAGTGAGTATTTATTAAAAAGAAAGGAGCACATGTAATGGTTTTTATTTTAAATGATGACAGACGTATCGGTTTTGTACCCTAGTAAAATCAACTGGTTGTAAAACACAGAGATATTATAATTAAATTGTATGCCAGTTTTGTACCCTAGTAAAATCAACTGGTTGTAAAACTTGAACAATGGCAAGAAGGAAGAAAACTTAGTTTTGTACCCTAGTAAAATCAACTGGTTGTAAAACCTCAAAGCTTAGTCTAAGTCTTTAATGACTACGTTACCTGTAAATATATAGGCACCGTGGAATGTTTAGCCTAGTTCCACGCTCTGCGGTTGGTGATTAAACAGTTCTTGAGGGTATGGAACAGTGTTGCCAACATTAAACTACAGGATAACTTTGACGAAGGCTACATTACCGCTTTTAGCGAGTTATTAATTTTTAGAAAAGGATTTAACTTTATGGTCTATGTACTGAATAAAGACGGACAACCCATAATGCCTACACAAAACCATGCTAAAGTGCGTGTGCTTCTAAAAAACAACAAGGCGAGGGTTATAAACAGATGTCCGTTTACAATACAGCTTTTATACGAATGTGATAATCAGACGCAGCCTGTATCTCTTGGTATTGATGCAGGAAGCAAACACATTGGTATATCCGCAACAACAGAAAGTAAGGTTCTTTACGAAGCGGATGTTGAACTAAGGAATGATATTGTTGATTTACTTTCTACAAGACGCGAGGCCCGCAGGACAAGACGTAACAGAAAGACACGTTACCGCAAACCAAGATTTAATAACAGGGTTTCAACTAAAAAGCAAGGCTGGCTTGCACCTTCAATAAAACAGAAGATCCAGTCTCACCTTACGGTTGTTGACAAAGTAAACAAAATACTTCCAGTATCTAAAACAACAGTTGAAGTTGCCTCTTTTGACATTCAGAAGATAAAGAATCCTGGCATCAAAAATACAGATTACCAGCAGGGCGAACAACTTGGCTTTTGGAACATTAGGGAATACGTAATGTTCCGTGATGGCCATGTGTGCCAGTGCTGCAAAGGCAAATCAAAGGATAAAATACTTAATGTGCATCATATTGAAAGCCGCAAGGTTGGTGGTGATGCGCCGAATAATCTTATAACATTATGTGAGACCTGTCATACAGGTTATCACAAAGGAAAAATAAAACTTCCTAAAGAAATAAAACGTGGTATGAAGTTTAAAGATGCTACCTTTATGGGTATTATGCGTTGGGCTTTCTATAATAAGTTAAAAGAATTATACCCTAATGTTAGTTTGACCTATGGGTATATCACAAAAAATACACGCATAGTAAATGGTCTTTCTAAAGAACATTTCATTGATGCAAGATGTATAAGTGGTAATCCTAATGCGTCATCTGATGGCATAGTTTATTATCAAAAGAAAGTAAGATGCCACAACAGACAGATACACAAACAAAAAATATTAAAAGGTGGAATACATAAGCTTAATCAGGCTCCTTATAAGGTTAAGGGTTTTAGACTTTTTGACAAGGTTCAGTACCAAGGGAATGATTATTTTATTTTTGGAAGACGTTCAAACGGATTTTTTGACATCAGAACATTAGATGGCATAAAAGTTAATAAAGGTAGTTTATCTTATAAAAAGATAACACTTTTAGAGATGTCACAAAGTTTTCTAACAGAACAAAGAAAGGTAATAGCATAACCGATAAAGCGATCCTCTCACGATTGAAATCGCGAGTCTCCGCGCGTGGTAAGCCAAAGGGTTTTTTATGAATATAGAAACATTTAGATGTCCTAACTGTGGTGGGGAAATCAAATTTCTTGATAATAGAGATTTTGTGTTTTGCTCTTATTGCGGATCGCAAATATATAAAGATGATGGTTCTAAACGAATCCGTTATGATATAAATAAGCGTGTAATTAACGAAAACATTGATTATACAAAAATGCGTGTTAGCGACAACGAGTTAAAAGACAAAAAGTATACTACAATAATGCTTATTGGGTATCTTGTCTTTAGCATTATAGTTCTAATTTTTATGAATCTTTTTGTATTTTAAAAAGCTCGGGATAGCATGTAAGCAATGCTATCCTGAGTTTTTTTAGAATCATCGGGGTGAAAAAATTCTTAATGTAATATTTTGTTTTTGAGATTTTTTCTTTCTTTTATTTTTCCCAATTTTTTCAAGTAGACATAATTCTAATTGTTTTTCCACTTTCTTTTTTTGCAATGCAAAAAAGCAATACAGTAATAAAAATGTAGAAAATCAATAAAATTGCTTATGATATCTGAAATAATGCTTATTGCTAAACGATATTACGTGGTGTATAATAACAGTAAAGTTATCTCCTAAAATATGTGTCATATTATTTAAAGGGGCTACGAGGTATTATTTCGTAGCCCTCTCCCCAAAAAAATCGAGGTGAAAATGGTTTATCTTGGTTCTAAAATTCACATTGCTAAATATATTATCCCTATTATTCAAAACTTGATAGATTATTACAACGTTGAAACATATGTCGAGCCTTTTGTAGGTGGATGCAATGTGATAGACAAGATTCATGCACCTATAAGAATAGGCAATGACAAGAATAAATATCTTATAGAGATGTTCAGGAATTTAGATAAATTAGATTCGTTTCCACTTGATTTATCAAAAGAGGAGTATGACGTTTGTAAACGATGTGCAAAAAAAGATGATGGAAGTCGTGAAGCATGGTATATCGGAGCTGTAGGCTCGTTATATTCATACTTTGGAAAAATCTGGGGGGGGGTACTGCTTAAAAGCTCGTGATGACAGGAATTACGTGTCAGAGCACTATAGGAATCTCTTATCTCAGAAAGAAAACTTGCTAACTGTTGATTTTAGATGTGAAGACTATAGAAATTTAAACATTCCTAATGGAAGTGTAGTATATTGTGATCCACCTTATAAAGATACTTATAAATATTTTGGGATGGAAGACTTTGATAGTGACGATTTTTGGGAATGGGTAAGAATTATTTCAAAAGATAATTATGTAATTACAAGTGAAGTTGTTGCTCCAGATGATTTTAAGGCGATATGGCAGAAAACAGACAATAGAGGAAAATTTAAAGAAAGAAACGAAAAATTGTTTGCATATAGAGGTGGTTTGTATGTTCCATAACGTTCGTATTGTTCCACTTGATAGTCCTGGTACATATAGTGTTTACATTGACGATAAAAAAGTTAGAGCAAGTCATGTAAAAGTTGATATTGGAATTGATAGGAGTCCAGTTGTAGAGTTAGAGATTCCTTCAAATATTGAATCTGAATGTAATCGTGCATTGCTTAAACTTGATGACACAACAGTTCTTTTGAACGTTAGAGAAAAATTAGAAGATGAAAAGTTTAGAAATGAGCTGACAAGGGAAATCAGCAGATATTATGGGACGGATATTATCAGCGAATTAGAAAAAATAAAGCATGATTACATACAAAAAAATATTTCTCACAAGAAATATGAATTTACCATTAAAGATTTTCCAAGAGTAGAAGCTGTTGAAAATGATAGTGTTAATCCTTTTTACGGGAATTTGTCTTTAGCATGGATGGAAGAGATAGCAAAAGATCTTAGGGCTATAAGAATGAATTTAGACGAAACGTGAGGTGGAAAGAATGAGTTTGGAAAAGTGGGCTGAAGAAGAAATTAAGATTGCTTGTACAAATGAGAATCCTGACTGGGACGGAAAAAGTTTCGATTATGGATGCAGCATTTATATGTCTGCATTAAAAGCTTTTAAAAGCCTATTAGAAGATGGCCATAGTGGTTGTAGTGTTCAGTTTGCCAAACAAATTTTATGTAGACTAATTGATGGAAAGCCTTTGACACCAATTGAAGATGATGAAGATAATTGGATTAATAGAGGGGATAGAGATTCAAACAGCGGATATGTTTGCTACCAAAATAAAAGGATGTCTTCACTTTTTAAATACGTGTATGATGACGGGACTATTAAATATTCGGATGTTGACAGAGTTGTTTTGATAGAACCTGATGGTTCGGGGTGGCATAATGGATTAGCATCTAGGATTGTAGATGAAATGTTCCCTATTTCTATGCCATATTCGCCAGCTGACAAAGCATATGAGGTACATGTTGAGGATTGTCTTTTTGATGCAAATAACGGCGATTATGACACAAGACATTTTAAATATATGATTAAACCAGATGGAACAAAGGTTGACATTGAGAGATATTTTGCCGAGAAGAACTGCAAATTTGTTGAGATATCTAGGGAAGAATACAAAGAAAGAAAAGCGAATAGTGTTAGATAAATGGGGGATATATGAGGTTTATTGATTTCTTTGCAGGTGTAGGTGGTTTTAGAAGGGGACTTGAAAAAGCTGGTCATAAATGTGTTGGATTTTGTGAAGCAGATAAATATGCAACTATGAGTTATACTTCGATGCATTTGATTACTGATGAGCAGCGTAAATTTCTAGCTACTTTAGATTTAAAAAAACGTCAGAAAGAAATTCTTAAGGAAGAATACAGAAACGGGGAATGGTATTCTGATGATATTAGAAAGGTAAAATTTGATGATTTACCTAAAGCTGATTGTTGGACGTTTGGTGCTCCATGTTTTGTCGCTGGAACTTTAATTACAACTAAAGAAGGATATAAGCCGATTGAAGAAGTTAAAAAGGGTGATTTTGTTCTTACTCATAAGAATAGATACAAAGAAGTACTTACCACAATGAAGAGTATCAAAAAAGGGATTTATACATTACAAGTTCAGGGTATTCCTGATACTGAGTGTACTGGAAATCATAGGTTTTATGTGAGATACAAACTTAAAAAATATGATAGTGAAACACAGACTAGATATATAGGATGGAGTAAGCCTACTTGGAAAATGGTAAAAAACTTTAATGGAAAGGAGTTTATTATTTTTCCTTGTAATTATGAAAGTGACAATCCATATAATATCACACAAAAAGAGGCTTGGTTTTTAGGTAGATATTTAGCTGATGGAACTATTTCTGATAATAAAAAAATAATTTGGCTTGTTGGTAATGGTAAGATTCCAAGCTTTATGAGAAGAAAAAAATCTCTTGGATATTATCTTGGAAGGTGCATATCCGATTATGAATTTGAATCTTGCAATCCTAGATTAATAGATTTATGCAGCAAATTGGGAAAGACAAACGAAAGTAAAACTATTCCACCTTTTATAGAGAACCTTCCGAGGGATATATTAGCGGAATTTATAATGGGATATGTCACTAGTCAGCCTGATTTATCTCCAACTGTTTACAAGTTTACTGCAACTAGCAAAGAACTTGCTTGCAAACTAGGACAGATGCTTCAAAAAACATATAACATTCCCTATTCGCTTAAGAAAGAGTATTACGTACAACCATTTTTTAAAAAAAGAAATATGTTCTTTTTTGATTTTTGGACTATACATTTTCCAAAACATAACATAAAAGACTTCAAAGGAAGAATGATTGATGGGAATCTTTGGATGCCAATAAAGAAAATAACCTTCGATGAGAAAAGAGAAGAGGTTGTTTACAATATGGAGGTTAAGGATGACAACAGCTACACAGCTAACAATATGGGAGTTCATAACTGCCAAGACTTCTCAATCGCTGGAAAGCGAGCAGGACTTGAAGGGGACAGAAGTAGTCTCGTTGGAGAAATATTTAGGCTGTTGTGGGAAGCGAGGGAAGAAGATAGACCTGAATGGCTTATCTATGAGAACGTTAAAGGAATGCTTAGCTCAAACAGAGGATTCGATTATTTCCACATACTCTCTGAGATGGATCGGGGGGGGGTACGACATTGAATGGGAACTATTCAACTCTAAAGACTATGGAGTGCCACAAAACAGGGAAAGGGTGTACACTGTTGGACATCTTAGAAGATTCGGTTCCAGAAAAATATTTCCTATCTGCGGACCAGATGCAGAAGATAATTCTATCAAACTAAATCAAATAGGAATGCTTGATTCTGAGAAGATATATAATCCTACAAGATATAGAATTTATGATGATAAAGGACTTGCCCCAACTATTACTTCTACAGATGGGCATGGGGGGGAAGAGGTCCACATACAATAATCGAATTTAGTGAGGGGAAAGATGGATGATATTATCTATGAAGGAGATTGCCCATCATGGCATCAGCGTTCAGGCATTTTAGGAATAGGGGGGGTGGCACGTACATTGACTGCAACAGATTATAAACAACCTATGAGTGTCCTTATCCCTATATCATTTGCTAGAGGTGAGATAGTGAAAGAAATAGATACAGCACATTGCTTACAAGCAGAAGCATTGCAAAAAGAAAGTTTGATGATGAATCAAGAGATGACAAAGGTTGTCATGCCTGTTTTAACTCCTGATAGAGTTGAGAAACGTCAAAATGGGAGACGATTTAAGGAATATGGCGAGCCTGAATTTACTTTGACAAGTCAGGATATTCATGGAGTAGGTGTTGAAGTCAGAGTAGAAGATGTCTCTGGTGCAATGAGTGGTTATGAATATTCCATAAGTGATGGTATTGCTTCTTCTCTTACTACGTCAGATCAGAGGAAAATATTTGGTTCAAAACAGTCACGTACTATGCCGTGTCTTAAAATACAAGAAGCGACTAAGCAGGGATATTCTGAGGCTCATGTGGGCGACTCTATTAATCTTTCTATGCCAGATAGTAAAACTAGACGTGGGCGCGTAGGTGGGGGGGTCGCTCAAACTTTGGACACTCAATGCAATCAGGGCACAATGAAAGTGATACAGGGGATTGTCCCTAACGAAGAACATCCTGGAATGATGGTGGAGCTTGCTCCAGATTGCCATGTATATGCGGTTTGGTATGAGAAATATCAATGTTATATTTCGATTAGGAAGCTTACTCCGAAAGAATGCTTTAGGCTACAAGGTTGGGATGATGAATATTTTGAAAGAGCCAGGTTTGTTAATTCAGATAGCCAATTGTATAAGCAAGCCGGTAATGGTGTGACAGTTAATGTTGTATATGAGATAGGAAAAAGGATTAATGCAGGATGATACATTTGTTTTTAGGGTGTTACTTATATGGTTTTTGTGTTTGGTGTTTTTAGCAATAGTAGGATTTTTGATTTAATTCGGAAAGGCGGTGAATATGACGCTAGTTATGCTTAAGAACAGATGTGCAATTCCTGTAAGTGGGGATATTGTTCAATGGAATGACGATTTTTTAAAAATTTATGATGGTGGAATTTTAAAGGGTGAGTATAGAGCTGAAGATGTAGCTGGATATAATTTCGTTGATGATGATGAATACGAAGATTACGATTACGAGGATGATGATAATGAAGATAAACTATGGTGAGTTAGGCGAACTTGTCGAGAAACTTATTCGTATAAAAGATAGGTATGATATGTCACTTCAAGACAGGGATGCTATATCAGATGCTTGTAATGTTATTTATCACGAACTTATCGAGAAAAATAGGTGAGAATATGGAATTCATAAAAGATTTTGAAAATGAAATCGGTAAAGAATTCAATAATGATCTATTGGTAAAGGTTTTAGAGTTCGGAAGGACTATGTACTTAGATGGGTATCATAAAGGTGTTGAAGCTGCTAGAGATTGGATTTCTAATGATATTCCAAACGAAGATGTTAAATGGGTACTAACTAAGTTAATGATGAATGGCAGCTTCTATGGAATTGCATTGGGGTATTATGACCGTAGTAAATCTGATTGGTTTTGCCAACAAATCGGATGGTTAGGAGATTTTAGGAACTTGTTTACTGTTAATTCGTGGTCAGCAATATAGAAAGGATTAGACATGTGCGAAAGTGAACTTATAACTAAGATCTCAGATGATACAGGGTTTGATAAGGAGACTCTTAAATATATTTTTGATATTGCAAAAGACTTTTTTGTAAAAGGAATTATAAGGGATGGTAATGTGATTATCAAGAATGTTGGAACTTTCCGGATTGTTGATATACATCCTGGACATGCTTACAACTTTAAAACTGGGGATATTATTAAGATTGATAGGATAAATACTGTACGTTTTAGGATTGCGGATAGACTTAGAAGACAGGTTAATGAATTTGCGGAGTCATTTACGAAAAGAGACGAGTAAAATACGCATGATATTTTTATCCCTTTTTGGGGTTTAAATATACTTGTCATTTCTTACCTTTGGGCGGGGCTTTTGCTTCGCCCACTCCCTAGAGGTGGTATTATGAGTCTAAGTGAACTTAAACGTGTTATGGATCAGGTAGATATAGCTGCTGATAAATGTCTGACTGATGAAGAAGTGCTTAAATCTTATGTTGTGGGTATGCGAGTTGCTATCTTACGTGAGAACGACGTGGAATATGGCTTAGAGATAGGCAAAAAGGCTAAAAGGTATATTGAATCATTTATAAGAGAAAAATCGAATGGTGGCGATTTTAAGTGGCTTGAAGAGTTTTCTCAGAGGAACAAACATCCTTTTGGTGTGATTGACCAATATTATGAGGTGTTGAAGCTTGAAGCTCCGTTTTTGCTTGATAGTTTTAAGCTGTTTTTGGAAAAAAATCGTCCTAGGAAGGAAAGGTTCTACGAACCCAGGAGAGGAACACTTTATAGGATTACGGATGCTGTTCAGAGGCTTGAAGAGGACAAGCTTGATATACTTTTTTTACACCAACCACCGAGGACCGGTAAGAGTGGAGATTTAACAATGGATACGGTTTGGCATTGTAGCAGAGATACTGAAAGGTCAAATTTGTATGTCACATATAAGGAAGGCCTAGGGGGAGCTTTTTTACAAGGTGTATCGGAAATTATGATTGATCCGACATACTGTTACAAAGAGGTTTTTCCGGATGTAAAGATTGTGTCCACTGATGCCAAGAACAATAAGATGGACTTAGGACGTGTAAAAAAATATAAGACTTTATCTGGAAAAGGTTTGGAATCTGGTCTAAACGGAGAATACGATGCACATGGATGGATGATTATTGATGATCCATTAGAAGGGATTCAGGATGTTATGTCGAAGGATGTTCTTAGACGTAAACAGGTTATTTTTGACAACAACGTGTTGTCTCGTAAAAAGGAAAACTGCAAGGTTATTTGCATGGGTACTTTGTGGGCTACAGATGACTTGTTTATGAATTATCTTGACTTTATACAGACTAGTCCTGAGATGAAAGATACAAGATATGAGGTTATTAAGATTCCGGCACTTGATCCTAAGACTGATGAAAGTAATTTTAACTATGAATATGGTGTTGGGTTTACTACTAAGTATTATCGAGGGGTTCGCTCTAAATTTGAGAACAATGAGGATTTAGCGGGGTGGCAATGCCAGTATATGCAAGATCCGATTGATAGAACTGGTGCAGTATTTAATCCTGAGCATATGAAGTATTACACGTATCTTCCTTCAGGACAGCCGATAAAGGTTATAACTCACGTAGACGTATCTCTTGGCGGTGGAGACTTTTTATCTATGCCTGTTGTTTATTACTTTGAGAATGATGAAGGTGTTATGGAGGGATATGTTGAAGATGTTGTATTCGATAACTCCGAAAAGCAGATTACTCAGCCTGAAGTATTAGCTATGATTAAACGACATAAAATTAAGCATGTTCACTTCGAGGCTAATCAGGGTGGAGAAGCATATGCTGATGAGATTAAAAAGATGATTAAAGACGACTCTGATTATAAGGAGGTTTGCAATATTACTTCCGATTGGGCTTTGACTACTAAGAGGAAATTCCAACGTATATTTGACAATGCAGGTGAAATAAGGGAATTATATTTTAAAGATCCTCAGCATCAAACAATTCAGTACAGAAGGTTTATGAATAATTTGTTTGCTTTTTCTGAGAATTTGACAAAGAAAGACCATGATGATGCTCCTGATTCGTTGTCGGGGTTGATTGATTTTGAAAAGCATGGAACAGGCATTAGAAAAGCCAGGATAATTAATAGTCCTATCTGAAAGGCGGTGACTATGGTTGTATTTAAAGCTGTTGTAACAACGTTATTAATTCTAAAAATTATTGCAAGTATGTGTGTTGGATATGCAGAAAAACAAAGTTCGACTAGGAGGGCGATTTATGCTTTGATGATTGTTGACATATTCGCAGTATTAGCAATATGGAGGTAGTCATGACGGATAGAGAGTATTTATCTCAACTAAAAACAATAGATGGTAAAATTCGATATAAGTGTGATGAAGAGCAAAGGTGGAGAGATATTGCAACTAATATGACTGCTAAGATTTCAGAAAACAAGGTCCAGAATACAAAAAATCCGGACCCATTAGGCGAAGCTATTACAAGAGCTGTCACTTATCAAAGGGAATGTGCAGATCTTACGATTAAGTTGATAGAGTTAAAACATACAATTACTGATCAGATTGACAGTTTAAATGACGATTTAGCACATTATCTTTTGATTGCATTTTTTATAGACAATAAGACGTACAATGATATTTCGGAGGAGAAGGATTGGACATATAATCACACGTTAAAAGAAATCAGAAAAGCAATACTTATGTTCGGGGATAAATACAGAGAACTTTATAAAGATTTATAAATGTTGAGGCTGTCAGAAATGATAGCCTTTTATTATAAATATGGAAATCACTACTATAATGTGGAATATATAACCTAGAGTATTGACAAAACAAATAAACGTGGTACTATTATAGTATAACAATTAGCTTTTTTTCAGGGAAGAGGTTATATGGACGCAACAACAGAATTATTAAAAGATTATCTTTTAGATAAAGGTATACAATTGAAGAATTTATCGGAAAAGGCAAATATTCCGTATAGTACGCTTAGGGATGTTTTTTGCAACAAAAAAAGTAAAAGGTCTTTGAGAGCTGCGGAATTCATGAGAATATGTCATTTTTTGGAATTAAACCCTATGAAATTTTATAGTGATAAAATTGAATTAGACGAGTAAATCTAAAGCGGAGGGGATTGGATGATTAAGTCTAAGTTGAGTTTGAAGCAACCATGTTCCAGATGTTTACTTCAAACTATTGCCCGCATAATAGGAGTTTCTTTATCAGCCACGACTCTTATATGCTTTGAGGTTTCAACTTACAACTTTTTTAGAAGACCTGAAATTGTAACACATGCATCTTCCAATATACATGTTTTGGGTAGTGTAAATTTTGAAGATGGCTTACAACAATTTTATTGTGATGTTCAGGCAACACCAATAAAAGAAAGCAAACTACATTTTTCTGAAGCAGATGAGCTTGCCCTTATGAAGATTGCTAAAGCTGAGCATGGGAATACTGACGCATATGGTCAAGCACTTATCATGATGACAGTTATTAACAGACTTCATAGTAAAAAATTTCCAAATTCAATTAAAGGCATTTTGTCTCAAAAGAGACAATTTACTACTGTTTCAAACGGATCATACAAAAAAGCTATTCCAGATAGTACAACTAAGAAAGCTTTAATCCTTGTTGAAACAGGTAAAGTTAAATCTAAAGCTTTATATTTTGAAGCTTCCTGGTTAAAAGGGAGTTGGCAATCAAAACATAGGAAACACCTGTTTGAATATAAGGGTACTAGATATTACAAGTAGTCCGTAGGAAATATTTTTTACACAAAATAGCATATACAGAAAAAGTTGTCAACGGATAATGTTATTTTTATTAAAAAAGTTCTTATCCATAAAGACTTTTTTCGGAAAGGATGTCATGAGAAAAAGATCTAACGTAACAAGATATGAAGGATTTTCGGTTTTTTCAGGCAGACCAACTGAATGTTTTCATCATTTGCTATTTGGAAAAGGGGTTAGGAAACTCGCTGATGATGATTTAATTACAATTCCACTTTTACACTGCGAACATAATATGTCAATGAATGGAGTGCAATATCAGATTCATGATAATCCGGCGGCAGAAAAACTTTCTAAAATTGCCGGACAGCTTGCTTATGAAAGACTTTATCTTGCTAGAATGTTGGAACAATGTGATAACGTCGGACACCAAAGCTACGAGGATTGGTTAGACGAGGCCAGAGAGGACTTTAGAAGAAGATACGGAGAGAGTTGGCTATGATTTACAAGGTTATTATTAGCGGTAAAAATCATGGGAATCACACTGCTCCTGGATGGAATGATAGGATAGCTGCAAGTGCGAGACATCCATTACAAGGGTCAAGAATGGAAAGTGATTTTGTAATGGTATGTGCAAATGCTATTAGAATGCAACTTAAAGATGTCAAGATAAAAGTTCCTGTCAGTATTAGATACGTTTTTTACGAATCTGACAGACGAAGAGATTTGGGAAATATTGATTATATCGACAAACCTTTTTCTGATGCTTTACAGGTTGCAGGATATTTAAAGAATGATGGTCAAAATGAGATAAAAAAACTTACTTTTGAACTTGGAGAAACTGATAAGAAGAATCCAAGAATAGAAATATTCGTCGAGGAGATTACTGAAAATGATGGACTTTGAACTATTTATGAAAGTTTGTAATGCTCTTAAAAACACAAAAAATATTGAAGAGAGTCTGAAGAAGTTTCCAAAGGCTTTTGATAAACTATCCAAAGAAAATAATTTTGAGGATATGTCTAGGGTTATTGTGGCTCTTGATATATTTACAACAAGTCTTAAGCCTATTGTAGATAAGTATTATTCAGATGATGCGGATGTTTTATCAGACGAGGAATTTTATAATAGACTAAAGGAATTGCTTAAACGTATGGATCAATAAGCTTTTTGGTTGGGAATTTATATCACAGTAAAAACCAACTTCAAACATATGATTTAAAAGTCCTGGGTCTCTTGACTCAGGCGAAAGGAGTGTTTGTGCCACAACGATATTATTGGCTCAAATTACAAAATAATTTTTTTTCTGATAAAAGGATGAAAAAACTCAGGAAAATTGCAGGTGGCGATACATACACTGTTATTTATTTAAAAATGATGTTACGGAGTTTGGAAAATGAGGGGATTTTAGAATTTGAAGGTGTAGAGGAATCTTTTGCTGATGAACTTGCACTTGATCTTGATGAAGATAGTGACAATGTAAAGGTTACTATTTCGTTTTTATTATCAGCAGGATTGATGGTTGAAATAGATGACAGAACTTATGAATTACCAGAAGTTAAGCGGAATATTGGCAGTGAATCTAAGTGGGCTGAGAAGAAAAGGAATTATAGATTGAAGGAAAAAACGAGGACATTGTCCTCAGAGTGTCCTTCTCTTGTCACAAAATGTCCGATAGAGATAGAGAAAGAGATAGAGAAAGAGGGAGATATAGAAGAAGAGAAAGAGGGAGAGTCTGAGAGGGGAAAAACCACAATTCAACTTATTGTTGAAATGTTCAATGATACTTGCGTATCATTCCCCAAAGTGACTGCTATATCTGAAAAACGCAAGAAAACGATAAGAGCAAGACTTAACACTTATAATGTTCCTCAAATAAAAGAGGTTTTTTGCAAAGCTCAGGCTTCTGACTTTCTTAGAGGTAAAAATAATCGAAATTGGGTGGCTAATTTTGACTGGATTATGTCAGATAGTAATTTTGCTAAGATACTTGATGGAAATTATGACAATCGAATTCAGACTAACAATTCTAAGACCATTGACAATAACATGAATGAGTGGAGAGATGCATATGAGAAAGCAAAAAGAAGGGATCAGCAAGATACTGATGGAAAGGATAATTGATGACACAAGCAGAGGTTACGGAACTTTTATTTGCAATTCAGAGTTTTTATCCGAACTGGAATAATAAGTTAGATAAAGACACTATTGTAAAAATGTATTCGAGAATTTATAAACCCTTTCCGCTGGACCAGTGTTTGGCTGCTTTAGATGATTATGTTAGGACAGATACTACTGGTTTTGCTCCTGTTCCTGGCCAACTTATAGGGAGAATAAATAAAGTTAACACTCCTAAACTATTGAATTCTGAAGAGGCATGGAATTTAGTATTTAAAGCTTTAGGAAATAGTATTTATCATGCTGATGAAGAGTTTGACAAGCTTCCGGAACTTGTCAAAAAAACAATTGGCAGCCCTATATACTTAAGGGAACTTGCTTCGCTTCCAACTGCTCAGATACAGTCAGTTGAAAAGTCACAATTTATAAAGGTTTACGTCAAAGAGTGCGAAGATGAAATACAAAATCTAAATATTGATTCTAAGTTAATAGAGAGAATGAAAAATAAAGCTAAAGACGTAATAGAAAATAAAACGTCTGAGACGGTCTAGCTTCGCGTTAGACGAGGTTTGAAATAAATCATGAGGAATCCGTCAACAAAGTAACAAAACCACCTTGTAGAGGAAAATAGAGGGTGTAGAAAGGGTGCCTATGGACGAACAATACACGATTCAATGCATGGATGAATTTGGAACATGGCAAATTGCAAGATTTTGTGAGAAGAGTTCTGATTTGGAAAAGACAAAAGAAAGAATGTTGGATGCTTCTATTAGATATCCTAAAGCAAAACTAAGAATCGTTAAAAGAAAAATATTTTGTGGTAAGTGGGAACCGCTTGATGAGGTGAAAAATGGTTAAAGTATTCAAGGTTAAAGTCGATACCAGCTTTTACGAAAAAATCTTAGCAGGACAAAAGACGGCTATTAGAAAGATTTCAGACAGGTATGAAGAACTTGACAAGATTGAATATCATGAATTTTCAGATGACGAGCCTACAGGCAGGAGTCTTAAAGTTGTAATTACCAGAATAGATAGGGACTGTGAAGGTCTTATGCCTGGATATGCTTTGGTGGAATTTAGAAAGTGTGTGCAATGACAGCAGATTATATGTTTAATGATAAATTAAAAGAAGGGCTTTATGTAGTTGAGTCGATAGATAGAGTTAAAGATTTATATCATATAGGCGATTATTTTTATATAATTAATCCGTTTGCGGATGGTGAAGTTCAAAAAGTCTATGTGGAATATAAATATAGCAAATTTGTTATCGTAAACAATGGAAAATATAGATGGTCAATCCCGTGGTTTGATTTATGGGAAAAAGAGCGTGGTAAAATCTTATGAAACCTGAATATAGAGTCGTAAAATGTGATTTTTGTGGGAAAGATATATATAGTGACATCTACAAGATTGATGATAAAATTGTAGAAGAGAAGTATGTATGCCCTTATTGTCATACAAAGTACGAAAACAATTACGGCATGGTTACGCTTATTCTAGGCTCAGAAGAAGATAGAAAAGAAAAATAATTGGTAGGTCTTACCTGTCCGAACCATTAAACGTGTGTGGACATTTGGGATGGTGGATGAAGCACAAAAAGGGTAAATAAATTTTTAAGGGAGAAAATGATATGTGTAAGGTAATTGCAATCGCAAACCAGAAGGGCGGAGTTGGTAAGACAACTACTGCAATGAATTTAGGAGCAGGACTTGCTAGAAGTGGGAAGAAGGTTTTGATGATTGATGCGGATCCTCAGGGGTCTTTATCAATTTGTTGTGGCTTTTTTGAACCTGAAAAATTGAAAGATACTTTGGCAGACATTATGGAAAAAATGGCTAATGATGAAGAAGTAGGCGAAGGATTCGCGGTTCTAAATGTTATGGAAAACATGGATTTGATACCATCTAATATTGATTTAGCTGCTGTTGAGGTTGCCTTGATTAGTATTATGAGTAGAGAACTTGTTTTGAGAGATTATCTGGAGAAGGTAAAAAATAAATATGACTATGTTATTATTGATTGTATGCCTTCTTTGGGAGTTTTGACAACAAATGCTCTTGCGTGTGCTGACTCAGTATTGATACCTGTACAAAGCGCGTTTTTGCCTATTAAAGGTCTTCAGGCACTCATCAAAACTATTACCATTGTGAAAAAGAGACTTAATTATAAGCTTAATGTCGAGGGAATTCTATTAACAATGGTTGATAGAAGAACAACATTTGCAAAGATGATTATTGATGAAGTTCATGAGGGATATGGAAATAGTCTTCCAGTTCTTGATATTGAGATTCCTTTATCTGTTAGAGCAACAGAAACTTCTGCACTTGGAAAGGATATTTTTGAATATGATCCTAACGGGAAAGTTGCTGAAGCATATTCTGAATTGACTAAGTATGTAATGAGATAAGGTGAAAGATATGATAAAAAAAGAGCAGATTCATTTTGCAAGTGTTGATGAGTTGTTAGGTGCTCCTCAGATTGAGGAAGGCTTAGAAAAGATTGCTGTTGAACTTATTCATCCATTTAAAAATCATCCATTTAAGGTTATAGATGATGACAAAATGGAAGATTTGGTTGAGAGCATAAAAGATAATGGGGTTTTAAACCCTGTTATCTTAAGATTAGCAGATCATGGAACTTTTGAAATGATTTCCGGTCACAGAAGGCTTCATGCAGCTAAGAAGGCTGGGCTTGAAAAGATTCCGGCTATTGTAAAGAATTATGATGACGATGAAGCTATTTTGGTGATGGTAGATAGTAATGTTCAAAGAGAGGAAGTTCTTCCAAGTGAACGTGCATGGTCACTAAAAATGAAGATGGATGTAATGGAAAAGAGACAGGGTAAAAGAAATGATTTAACTTCGTGCACTCAATGCACGAAGTCATCAGCGGAAATAGCCGGAGAAAATTATGGATTAAAAAAACGTCAAGTTTTAAATTACATTCGATTGACAGAACTTATTCCTGAATTACTTAGTTTGGTTGACCTAAAGAAAATATCAATAGTTTTAGGAGTGGATATCTCATATTTTGATAAAGAGCTTCAACAATGGATATTGGAATATTTCAACGAGCATGGGGCTTTGAAACCTATCCAAATTCAAGCTGTTAAAGATGCATCTGGAGAATTAACTCAAGATAGAGTTATAGAACTTATGGATGCTGCAATCACTAAAAAGGCTTCCAGAAAAGTGTCTATATCTGAAAAGACGTTAGATAGATATTTTCCTGAAGATTATGATGCAAAAAAGAGAGAGCAGATAATTATAAGTTTATTGGAACAATGGTCGGCAAATTTGTAGAGGTATAAATATGGATTATGTTACAGGGGATGAACTTAAAAGACTGGTTATGGAAGGCGCTATGCTGTCGAAAGATATTCAACTTATGGTAATAAAATGGGCTGATAAGAACCATATTAGTAGAGTTGACGCGGGAAGATTCATTTTCAAGGATATTTATGAACAATATATAAAGGCGATGAACGCATGGGATGAGATTGAAAAACTCAGTGACGAGGAATTTAAAAATACTATGCAAGCTATTGAAAGAAGCAATAAAAAACGAATTAAAAAGTTCCTAGATGGTCAATGATTCAACTTCGTGCACTCAATGCACGAAGTCAAAAACAACTTCGTGCACTTAATGCACGAAGTTAGTTTGGAGGCGCGAATGGAGTTTTACGACACATGTGCTTTACTTAACAGTTATGATTCCTTGCAAGGAAAAAAGTTTGTGATTTCAGAAATTTCTTTGAGGGAACTTGAAGAAATCAAGTCTAGTAGGTCAAAAGATGAAGAGGCAAAATTTAAGGCTAGACAAGTTTCAAAGGTGCTATTAGAGAATGCAAAAAACATTGAAATTGTGAGGTTTACTGAGGGTGTAAGTAAGCTTTGGAAAGTAAATGAGCTTGCAGATAATAATGACGGGAAAATCATTGCTAGTGTGCTGTGGTATTCAATTCATATAAACCAGGACATTGTATTTGTGTGTGACGATGTGTGTTGTAGACTTAATGCTGTTAAACTGGGGATTGAGAATCGAGGAAGTTGTAATCATATAGAGGATTATAGAGGCTACTTAGAAGTAACTATGACCGAAGATAATATGGCTTCCTTTTTTCAGAATCCATCAGAAAATATTTATGAGCTTAATGTGAATGAGTATTTGATAATTGATAATCTTGAGAAAGACAACGTATATAAGTGGAATGGGGAAATTTATGAAAAAGTTGATTTTCAATCTTGGAAGAGCGAAACGTGGGGGTGTGTTAAGCCAAGAGACGCGGTTCAGCAGTGCGCTTTTGACTCAATCATGAATAATAAGATTACTCTTCTATTTGGAAGAGCAGGTTCCGGAAAAACACTTATTCCTATGGCTTTTGCTGAGATTGCTTTGAAAAAAGGAATTTATGATAAAGAGACTTTTATTTATTCATACGATGTTCTTAAGGGTTCTAAAGATCTAGGGTATGAAAAGGGAGACCATACGACTAAACTTTTGAACTATGGTGCTATTGGTAATATTCTTTCGACTAAATTCGGGGATATGGTGGAGGTTGAAAGAAAGATTGACGATGGTGTTTTGCAGATTTTCCCGACAGCCTATATAAGAGGTATGTCAATTTGCAAGAGTGTTGTGATTATAACTGAAGCGCAAAATCTGGATAGCTATACTCTTAAGACTATTATTCAGAGATGTGAAGACGACTGTAAAATCATTATTGAAGGAGATATGATTGAACAGGCAGATACAAACGTAACGATGCGTGGTATGAGACGTTTTATAGAAGTCTTTAAGGGTCAGGATTTTGTTGGTATTGTGAAACTTCGTGAAAATTATAGGTCAGCATATGGTGAGCTGGCAGATAGGATGTGAGATGAGTAGGAAAGAATATATTGAGGCTTATGAGTTTATGACTGAGTATGAGAAGGAACTTATGAATAGGCTTTACATGTTAGGGATAAACCATGATGGACATTCTTGGGTGACTTATGGAGATGTAGAAGAAGTTGTGGGAAAAATAATTTTAGGAAGAACTAAGGGAGAAAAATAATGCATTTTTTAGGACACAAGTTAAGAGATAGTGATTATTGTAAATGTAAAGATAGAAAAGGACATACTGCGGTTGTAGATGATGAAGGTTACTGGGATGTTTGCACTAAATGTAATAGACCTATAATGGATGGATTCCATTATTACAATCACTATGATGGGGAAGACCACTGCGATATTGACATGGAAATATATTATTGATCATGCAAACGAAAGGAATTTTATGACTGAGTACGAAAAAGAGTTTTTTGTTTCAGTAATAGGTAAGGAACCAACTAAGTTGCAAGAGAGAAGATGGGATGCTTTCAAGGGAATGATATACAAAGATCATAAGTGTGAGTCTGACAAAACTTTCAAGACAATATTTAAGATGGGGTGAGTATGGTTTACGTAAAAGATTGTCCGTTAGGGGTTAGGGGACTTCCAGTTAAAAGATTCTATATTGACGGAGTTCCACAAGAGTATTGTTTGGGGTGGTATGACCACGAAAACGAACGTATTCAAAAGGAATGCAAAGAATGTAAAGATTATGTTAATGGGAAACAGTGCTGCAAAGATTTTAGGGAGGCTAGAAGACGTGGAACTAAGCGAGGCATACAAAACAAAAAGTAATGGATCATTTGATGTTATAATGCCAACTTTTGCATAACATAGGCTTCATCCCACAGGCTTGCCTGTGGGATGAAGCCTTTTCTTTTTGACATATGCATAGAAATAATATATAATCTATGTAATAAATACATGAGGTACACAAAAATTATGGATAAAACCTACAAAGCAATTCAATACAAAGTAACCACACATCATGATGCAGTTGTGGACAAGGAAGAACCTTGGAATAATTCTCCCGCATATGACACATTTGAAATGAGATATTGTATAGTGTCAACCGATACCGGTGAGGTTCTTGATGATGCTCAGGGGTATGGGTATAAAACAGCGCAAAAGGCATATGCCGCTTTTGCATATAAAAATAGAGACAAGAGTAAAGATAAGGAACGTCTTGCAAAAAAGCGACATATTGAACAATGGATGAAAAAGAACAAGCCTTTTGTAAAACTGATGGATTCCTATGCATTTGAGATTGCTAAAGGTACAATGGCTCCCGACGATAAATTTGACGCAAAGTTTGTGAGGAAGCTTTTAAGAGAAGAAAGTTTGGAACCCGACTTTACAGCTGGTGAATTATTGAAAGTATGGAGGGGCAGATAAATGGCACGACCTAAAAGCGATAACGTACAAATCAACATTTCCATACCTTCTGAGTGGAAAAAAGAACTTGAAAACCTTGCACGTATTTATTCCGTTGAAGAAGGTAAAACCATAACTTTTCTTGACCTGATGCGTAGGGGCATTCAGGAAAAATATCAGTTAGGAGTAAAGGGCAATGAATGAAGAGCAATATCATAGTGCTTCGCATTGCAAATATCTGATACAGTACCACATTATATGGTGTCCTAAATTTAGATTTTCAGTATTAAAAGGTAATGTTGAAGATACACTCAAGCTGATACTTCAAAAAATCTGCAATGATTATAATTATCGTATTAAGGCACTTGAAGTAATGCCTGACCATATACATATTTTCATAGATGCCCCACAGACTGTTGCACCATGTGATGTTGTCAGAACTCTTAAAAGTATCAGTGCAATAGAACTATTCAGGGCGTTTCCGCAGCTTAAACAATTCTATGCAAGATGTGGCGTTTTGTGGTCAAAAGGATATTTTGTATCAACAGTAGGGCATATAAGCGAAGCTACGGTAATTAGGTACATTGAGGAGCAGAAAAATCATGATTGATGGAGAATACAAGAAGATTCTGAAACAATATCATAAACTTTCTGGCAGGCATATTTTAGTCGCTGAGACTGATATGCCTTATTCTGATGTGCTTAAGATTGTGATCCTTTCTGATAAAATCCGCAAGGCAGGCAATGAACTTGTTGGTCTTATGAGAAAGAATTATGATCAGCTTTTTCGAACAAAGAGGTATCGCAAACTATTATTCCTTTATGGCAACACAGGAGATAAAGTTAAACGCAAAATTCTTGCTAATCAGCTTAATGAAATGCAGAAATCCTATAATGTCACATGGGATTACTGTAGAAAATCTATGATTCCAATAGGCAAAAAGTATGGTGTCGATGCTGTCTTTGCTCTAACCAAAGCCGAAGATGTTTGGCATGGTGTGGAAAAATGTCTGTATGGTAATGGCAGGACCATACATTTTTCAAAATATGGAGAACTGCCTTGTATCCGAGCAAAACAAATAAACCGTGGTATTCCTATATCCGTAAAAGATAATAGATTGCAGTTCAAACTTGGAAAGACAACTTTCGGGATACAGGCAGATGACAGGTTTCAAACAGACGAAGTAAATGCTGTTTTAGCTTATCTTGCTGAACCTGAGATTATGGATAAAAAAGCTGTTAATACACTCATTGAAGATGCCTATTGTGTAGATACATACAGACCTTGCTATGCCACACTCGTTCCCAAAATGATAAGGGGTAAATACCGAGTATATTTACACTTAACTATTGAAGGTAAGGCGAAACCGAAATACGATAAATATGGCAATCTCCGTCATAAATACGGCAAAGGTATGATAGGTGCGGATATTGGCACTCAGACCATTGCCTACACTTCTAATATAGAGGTAGGGTTGAAGAACCTTTCGGAGCGTGGCAATAGTATACAGACTTCCGAACGGAAAGAACGTCTGCTCTATCGAGCTATGGACAGGTCAAGGAAAGCAACCAACCCACAGAATTACAATGATGATGGTACTGTAAAGAAAGGTCATAAGACTTGGAAATATTCAAATCATTATAAGAAACTGAGAGCCAGACATTCTGAATTATGTCGCATCAATGCTGTAAACAGAAATCTTGCAATAAAAGAGGATGTAAATCACTTGCGGAGTCTTGGAGATGTATTTGTTACTGAGCCTAAAAATGCAAGTAAGCTCATGAAGCGAGCCATAAAAACCACTAAGAATTACAAGGGTAGATTTAACAGGAAAAAGCGGTTCGGTAAATCCATAAAAAACAGATGCCCCGGAGGTTTTCAGTCAAATGTAGAGAAGAAATTCAAAGCCACAGGTGGCACATATATAGAAGTCCCGAATAACTACAGGGCTTCGCAGTATGACCATACAGCAGATGACTATATAAAAAAGAAGCTGTCCGACAGATTGTTTAAACTACATGATGGTACTGAAGTACAGAGAGATTGGTATTCATCGTTCTTACTATACTGCTATGATCATATGACACATGATATAGATAAAAATAAATGCAATACAAAATTTGAGGAACAATACAACAGAGAAAAAGCCTTAATCACTTGGATTAAGGCTAATAAACTTAAAATATTAAACAGTGGAATTAAAATAGCTTAACAACTTAATAATCAGGGAGATTGACTGTACTTCCTTGCTTAAAAGCAAAAATTTACCGCTAATGTGGTCGTTGGATTGCTTGGTAATAAAAGTCCTGATTCAAACAGATTTACACTTGTAACTCCAAAGTCTGAGAATGATGTACGATTACAAGCTACGCTTGCCAACCAGAACCCCACGGGCTTGCCCGTGGGTACAGTCAGAGAAATTGGGGAATATAAGGGACATAGATACGAAATAGGTTTCACGTTTGGACCGGTTGCTTATGTTGAAATGGATAACTGTCTGACAGACGAAGAAGCTGATGAAATTCCCGTACACGGGGGGGTAACATTTAAATGTTATGGTGAGGAAACTGGAAAACGATGCGAAGATGATTTCATAGAGAATGAGAAATTTTACATCGGATGGGATTATCAACATTATGGAGATAAAAGTGTTTATTCGTGGGGACCTTCGCTTGAGGGTAAAGAGTGGACTAGGGATGAAATTGTTGCAGAGATTTACGCAGTAATTGAATTGTTGGAGAGGAAGAAATGAGAGCATTAGAAGATATCAAAAAGAATTTAGCTAAACGTGGGTACACATTAGCGGAAGAAGCTTTGTATGGGCTTTGTTTTACTAATTCACATGGAAAACTGGGAAAGACTTCGATTGTTGTTTCGTTTAACGGGGGTTGGGAACATGTATCTATATGCGGCAATAATGGATTACCGACATGGCCTATGATGTGTGAGCTTAAGGATGCGTGTTGGAAAGAGGATGAGGAAGTTTACCAGATTCATCCTAAGAAGGAAGAATACGTAAATATTATGGAGAACTGTTTACATTTATGGAAACCTATTGAGAAGTATGTAGGAAAGATGCCGTCGCCGAATGAATAAGATAATGTGTTTTTTAACAGGTGGTCATAGATATAAGGCTTCAAATTTGCAAAGTCATATTGATGAAACTTACCTTGTGCATTTTACTAATTGTTGCGTTAAGTGTGGAAAAGAATATACATACACGATTCCATATGTAAACTTATTGGGTGATTTCTATGAGAGAAAAGGGAATAAAAGCTGCAATAAAGATGGTGAAAGATAATTATGAATTGGCTGATAAGAATGTTTACGTTAAAAAACCTTTATCTTATGCTTTGTATAAAACTTGGAGACATTTCAACGAAATAGAGAAACCAAGAAAGGTAAAAATAGATGAATGATTGGATAGGCGATACGAACAGTGTAATGAAAATGCTTGCTGCATCAAACCATTGCGAAGAAGAACGGGCTGAGCATGATTATTACGCTACCGAACCAAAAGCAATTGATTGCTTGCTAGAAAAAGCTAAACTCGATAAGAACATATGGGAAGTTGCCGCAGGGGAAGGACATTTATCAAAAAGACTTATTGAACTCGGCTACAATGTAAAGTCTACAGATCTTGTATATCGCGGTTTTTGTGCGGGGGGGGGTGGACTTTCTTTCATGCAAAGACATATGGGATGGGGATATCTTAACTAATCCACCTTATAAGTTTGCTTTGGAATTTTGTGAACATGCACTTGACCTTTTGACTGAAGGACATAGTGCATGGATGTTCGTAAAAGTGCAATTCCTAGAGGGTAAAGCGCGTAGAAAATTGTTTGACACTAAGCAATTAAAGGCTATATATGTATCAACTGGGCGAATTAAATGTGCGAAAAATGGAGATTTTGAGCATATGAATGGAAGTGCGGTTGCTTATATGTGGGCGCAATTCACCAAGGGATATAACGGACGACCAACAGTCTACTGGATAAATTAAACTAAGGGGAAATAATAATATGACAAAGGATAAAGAAAATTGGGATTTCGTTCTTCCAAATAAAAACATTGTATCAGGAATTATAAAAGTATATTGTGATACTGCGGATAGCATAGATGAATTAAAGAAAGAAGCTGATGAACAGAATCTGACATTAAAAGATTATGTAGATTCGAATGCAGATGCTTCTTTTCGCATGGGATTATATTTGGGTGGAATGGAAACGATAAGAAGTGTAATGAAATTTATGTTAGGGGTAGAAAGGTTCAATGAGGTAATGGGAGATGACGGGAATATTTAAAACTGGAAGTTTCGCGGAAATGATGAGCAGTGAGCAAACCGACTTTACAAATGATGGGAAATGTTCTGGATGTGGAAGCTGCTGTACTGCTCTTTTGCCTATGACGGATTATGAACTTATTCAACTTAAAAAATATGTCAAAGAAAACAATATAGAGGTATGTCATCATGGAGGGGGAAATTGCATTGATATGGTTTGCCCGTTTTGTGATTTAGCAAAAGAAAAAGATAAATGCAGAATATACGAAGTTAGACCGAGAGTATGTAGGACATATATTTGTTCAAAAAGGGTTGATAAAACATTTCCCAAAATGTACAAGTTAAGAAATCTATGGATGGAATTCAGGTGAGGCGAATATGATTGATTTAGAGGATATAAAACAAAGATTTAAAAATCATGTGGCTAAATTTTCTGATTATGGGGATATTAAAGTTTTAGATTTTGGGGTTCCTGGATGTTCAAATTGGAGAATAAGATTTCTTTTCGAAGAAGATTATTACAGGCTACATATATCTGGAGATATCGGTGAACTTATTGCTTATAATTGTAATAATATGACGTGGAAAGGTTTTAATGACTTTGTTGATAATCCAGAATATTTCAAAGAGAAAGTTCGTACAATGAGTCAAGATATGTATGAGTATGACGAAAGAAAAGCCGAGGAAGACTTGTATAAAAAACTTATTGACTGTGAAATTGAATATGACTTGTCAATGTATAATTCTCAAAGAGAAGCAATAGAAGAAATAATTGAAAAAGTTATGACGGACTTTGACGATCGCTATGGTATAGGTACTAGAGGTCAGGAGATTTTAGAAGATTTTGACGATACTTGTTGGGAATACATTAAGTATGTTGGAAGATGTGAAACAGATTGGATTAGGATATATTTGTTGGCATTCAAATTAGCGAAAAGTCAATTAGGTGAAAGAAAATGGTTGGAATAACAATGGAACAGGCCAGAGAACTTATGAGATTAACTAGGGTGAGGTAAACATTCGGATGCGTTAGTAAAAGAAACAAAAATAAGTATCGGAGAAATAGAAGGAACCATGCACGATGATTCCTTCTAATGTCATAGATGTAATTGGGTTTTTAAGGCATCTTGGAGTACTTGAGAAAAGTTGATTCCTGATGCAATCGCTGCGTCGTTTAACCAGGATGGAATAGATAATGTTTTTTTGACAGATGCATTGTTCAAAACCTTGCGATATTTCATTGTATCAGCTTGAATTAGAGTTAAAAATTCATCATTTTTAATTTTGATGTTATTGATTGAAGATGGTGATTTTATAGGCAAATGTGAATCCTCTAATTCTACTAACATCAAATTAAGTGCGTCTTGTGCCATTTCAATTGAATCTTGTAAAGTGTCGCCACAAGTAAAACATCCTTCAATATCAGGGAAGGAAACAGAATATCCACCGTCTGATTCTGGCGAAAATAATGCGGGATAAATGTATTTCATAAATAAAATCCTTTCTAAAGGAACAGGACTCAGATGAGTCCTGCTGCTTTATAAATGTTGTTAGCAGTTTTGGTTTTGACTTCTTTAGAAGGGTGACGAGGAATTTGAAATTTTTTTCCAGTGTTGGGATTAATCCAAATTTCGTGGTTAGTGCCTTCTCTAAAGAAATGGCAATTAGTCTTTTTTAGAATAAGCCTTTTAATTTCTGATGCAGTTGCCATAATACCTCCTAACGATTATAATATATACGTAATAAATACGTATGTCAAATGAAAGAGAGAAAAGATTATGACTGATAACGAAGCTAGAAAGATATTAGAAGAATATGTTTTCAACATTACTCATGTAGGCGAATTGAGCGATGCAATATCTCATGTGCTTAGTAATTGGAAACCAGTAAGTAATGTTGCAACAAAGGGTGAAGCAATAGAGAAGATATTGAATGTGGATAGAGATTGCGTAGATGTTCATGGGGAAAATAACACTATGACATTTACAGTTACACAAGAATGGTGGAATAGTCCTTTTAACAATTTGTGTGATACTAACCCGTTTAATGATAGTCGCTTTGGAGTAAAATAAATGAACAATATAGATAGAAAAATATTAAACATTCTGTTCGTTATATGTATGTTAGTTGCTTCGGCCTCAATTGCAATTGTTTGTGATAGGGCATACTTAGCTGTGATTCTCCCTTTATGGGTATGTTCAGGATACTTTAAGGGATCGGCGGATGCGAGTGTAAGAACATGGAATAGGGATAAGCAACTGTTAAATACGCAAAATAAATATATAAAAGATTTGGAAAAAGAATTAGTCGAAAAAACTAGGGAAATTGAAAACTTCAAAAAGAATAGCAGACAAAAAAATGAAGATAACAAAAGATGACTTAGAAAAGTTAGAAAAGAAAATCGGATATAGAGGATGTAAAAATTGCAGTCAGCAAATTTCTCCACTTAGATCATGCAAATGGTTATAAAATGGTGGAGATGGTAGATTGCATCTAATATGTCCAAAATGGGAAAGGGAGAAATATGGCAGTATTAACAAGAACACTAGAAATGATTCCGATAGGGGATAAGGCAGAAAGAGATAGAATATATACTTGGATAAGGTCATTTATGGACGCTCAGTCTAAAATGATGAATCAATATATGTCAGCTTTGTATATTGCTGCAATACAAGAGATATCAAAAGAGGATAGACAGGAATTGAATAAGCTTTACAATCGTATTCCTACGTCAAGTAAGGGAAGTGCGTTTGATAAAGAAATAGAGCTTCCTAAAGGCTTGGGCGCGGCCTATGGACAGACTGTAAGAGCAGACTTTGATACGTCGTGCGAAAATGGTTTATTGCATGGGCGAGTAGCGCTTCCTACATACAAGAAAGATTATCCTATCATTATTCCACCTTTGTATGTGCAGCTTAGGAAAGTAAATCAGGAAACCAAAGGGAAAAACTGCGGTTTTTATGAAGAATATGACAGCTATAATGATTTGTATGATGCTTTGACGCAAGGAGAACCGGAGATTTTTTGGAGTTTTGTTGATAAAATGATATTCAAAATCCGGTTCGGAAATCCGTATAAATCAGCATTCCTGAGAAGTGAGATTTTACACTTTTTAGAGGGCGAATATAAAGCAATGGGATCTAGTTTGTCAATAAATAACAAGGGCAAGATTATCTTGTCGTTGACTATGGAAATCCCTGAAAAGAAAGTGAAGCTTGATGAAAACACGGTATGCGGTGTAAGTCTTGGATTTATGCATCCGATTGTTTGCTCGGTAAATAATAACTTTTATAAAAAAGAATTTATTGGAGATTATGATGTTTTTGTTCATACAAGGGTAAGACTCCAGGAACAAAGGAGAGAACTCCAGAAGAAGTTAAAATATGCTTCCTCAAGTCATGGAAGAGTTAAAAAACTTCGTAAATTAGACATACTTAGGAAGAGGGAAGCTAATTTTGCAAAAACTATGAATCATAAAATGTCTAGTGATATAGTCAAGTTCGCGGTTAAAAACGAGGCTAAATATATCAATATGCAAGACTTAACTTCGTTTGGTAAGGATAATCGAGATAATATTAAAAGCGGTTATGAATTTGCACTTCGTAACTGGTCTTATTTTCAATTACAACAAATGGTAACTTATAAGGCTGCTACATACGGTATCGTGGTTAGGAAGATTTCTAACGATAATTTGAGCGATACATGCTCGATATGTGGCGCGGAAGGCATCATAGAAGATGGAGCTTTTATTTGTTCTGATCCTAATTGTCTATCGCATGATAAGTACGAGAAGGCACGTAAGAACGGGAAAGGTAATTACTACTTCAATTCTGATTTTAACATTTCTAGGAACGCGTCGATTTCGGAAAATTTTACAACCAAAAAAAGAAAGTCTAAAGCGGAGAAAAAGGAAGAAAGAAAAGCTAAAAAAGAGAAAGAAAACCTAGACAAAACCTAACAAAAATGATAAAATATAAACCGTCTCAAGCCATTAAAGCTTGTATAGCCAATGATGCAAACGAATAGAAGTTGCACGACTAAACAAGCGACGGTAGGTTTGACTGCCAAAAGGTGAGGCTATAAAGCACTCACTAAAGCCTTGGAAATAAATTTGAGGTTTGAGACGGTTGAAATTTAACAAGGTTCTCAAACATTTTATGCGCATTTACAAAAAGGCATCCAGTTTGAGACGGTTGAAATTTAACAAGGTTCTCAAACTTTAGTAGCAATAATTGCAGAGCAGTTAATGTTTGAGACGGTTGAAATTTAACAAGGTTCTCAAACATGATATAGATGAAGTGTCAAATATATTTGTTTGAGACGGTTATAATTTAACAAGGGTCTTAAACATGAGATAAGTGATCCTGACAGAACTGATAAGTTTGAGACGGTAGTAAAATGCAAGGTTTTCAAACTCGGTTAGGTGCTCAACGAAGAAGGTCTAGTTTGAGACGTGTGTAAAAAGACAAGGGCCTCAAACTGGCTTACAGGATTTGATGTTTCATTCCTTGTTTGGGATAGATTACAAGGTTCTCAAACAGGTGCGGTTATTCTTTTTGCAAAAATGCAAGGCCTCAAACAAGGATACTTATTTAATTATAGATAGCCAGTTGGTTGAGTTAGGCATCAAACTGTAAGAAGGTGTTTTAGGCATCAAACGGCCAGAACGTTTTACATGTATATGATTATTAAAAAGCATTAAAATGATATAGTTTGATGTGTTGACACATTAAATATTGACAACATATACTAAAAATAGAGAAAGAATAACTTAGAATGGAAGTAACTGTGTGTTACTTCTTTTTTTGTCACAAAAACCTAGACAAAACCTAACAAAAATGATAAAATATAAACCGTCTCAAGCCATTAAAGCTTGTATAGCCAATGATGCAAACGAATAGAAGTTGCACGACTAAACAAGCGACGGTAGGTTTGACTGC